ATACCAGCACCGCAACAGATTTGGTTAAATTAGTAAATCACGCATTTCAATACCCAGATATTAGGAGCCTTTCTACACAATATGCAGAAAGGATAAAAATTCCGGGTAAGAAAAAATCTCAATACATTAATTTTAGAACTACCAATTATCTAGTGTCAACTGACAGCATTTTATTAAGCAAAACTGGTTGGATTACTGCCAGCGGCGGCTGCTTAGTAATGGTTGTGCAAGAGCAAGGCAAGCGCCTTGCGATAATCCTGCTAAATAGTAGAAACACCATGACTCGAATACGAGATGGCCTATTATTAACAGGATACGAAAATGCCAGAAATCAAAGGAATTTTAGATAACTCGACCCAAGAAGTTCTAGTACTAGGGGACGATAAAACTATCGTAAGAGGAAATCTTAAAGTATACGGAGTAATTGAAGCAGGTTTAATAAGATCTGTAGAGGTTATTGCCGATCAACAGTATGAAAAGAAATTCTTAACCTTTGTGCCGCCCAAAGACAGCGAGTTGTCCGGCACCGGATTTTTGTGGCACGATAAACAGCAAAACAAGCAATTGGTATTTAGAACTAATCCAGATTGCTTTTTTCTATCAGAGCACATAAACTTAGCCAACGGTAAGGGATTTTTAATTGATAACAATCCTGTTTTAACTTACGAAGAATTGGGTGCAACAATTACCAAAAGTAATCTGCGTGAAATAGGTACCCTACAAAAGTTAGAAGTAAGTGGCTCGGTTAATCTAGGAAATAGTGTATTTTTCAATCCTGTTACTCAAAGATTTAGCATTAACAAAGATGATCCTAGTAATACATTCTCAGTCTATGATCCAGTAAATGATGTAGAGTTAGTAATTGACGGTAGTGAAAGCGGTCATGGAAAAATTGGAACCGTAAACAATAAAAATTTAGAATTAATTGCCGGTGATCAAACAAGAATAACATTACATGCCAACGGTAATATTGTTGTAGGCCATGAATATAAAAATAACACCGTTGTTAGCCTATACGGTAAAGTTGGCGTAAACATTAAAAATCCAAAAGAGTCTTTTGAAGTTGAAGGCAACATTAAATTTCAAAATAAATTATTCTCTTCCGGCAATGGATCTCCAACAGAAGGCACATTTTCCAAAGGCGACATTATTTGGAATAGCGATCCCGGTCCTTCTAAATATATAGGTTGGGTTTGTGTAACTTCTGGTACTCCCGGAATTTGGGCACCGTTCGGCTTAATTGCAAACTAAAAAAAATTCCATAAACTCTTGACAGAATAAATATCTGCCTATACAATAATAGTTAGGCAGCGGTCTTACACGATCATTCAACCCGCTATATAAATTCTGCATGTCGTCAAACTTGCTCATACAATAAGGAGACTAGAGATGGCAAAATATCTTTCAACAAAAACATACGGTAACGACAGAGGGCTGTCATGCTGTTTTAGACAGTGGCGGTCAGTGCATAGTCATTGTGCTATGTTACACGGGTACTCACTTGGTATCAAATTAATTTTTGAATCTGAAACATTAGATGACCGCAATTGGGTCATGGACTTTGGCGGGCTCAAAGCATTTAAAGAGTGGAGTGAATGGCAGTTCGATCACACCACGGTAATTGCCAAGGATGACCCAGAGCGCAATACATTTGTAGAACTAAATCGAATTCAAGGCGGTTTTAAAAACATGGGCATCATTGACCTACGCATCGTAGACGGAGTAGGTTGTGAAATGTTTGCTCAATTGGTCTATCGCGTTATGAACGAAATCTTAACTGCATATCAAGAAGGCCGTGGTTGGACTCATCCAGACGGTCGTGTGTTTGAAGCACGTTATCCAGTAGGTGCAGGTGTTCGACTAAAATCAGCTGAAGTGTTTGAACACGCAGGCAACTCGGCAATTTACGAAGGCTAATATGAAAAAAGTAGTAGTAATCGGAGCCGGTGTTGCCGGACTTACAACAGCCTACTACCTTGCTCGAGAAGGGTATAGCGTAACTGTTTATGAAGCAGAACGCTATCCTGCAATGAAGACTAGTTTTGCCAATGGCGGACAAGTATCAGTTAGCAACAGTGAAGTTTGGACAACTTGGGGGAATGTTAAAAAAGGCTTCAAGTGGATGTTCAAGAAAGATGCTCCTTTGTTGATCCGACCTAGACTAGATTGGGCACAATGGAAGTGGATGGCAAAGTTTCTATTGAATACTGTCAAAGGCGATTATGTTAGAAATACTGCAACTACTATTCAACTAGGTATTAAATCTAGAGCACTCTACAAAAAGATTATCGAAGAAGAAGGGCTATCCTTTGATCAAAGTTATTGCGGTATTTTACATTTTTATAAAGATCCGCAGTATCTAGAAAATGCAGTTAGTGTAAAAGAACTGTATAATGCCTACGGTTGTGAATGGAATATGTTAAGTCCTATGCAGACTGCTAGTTTAGATCCTGCACTAGCTAGTTTAAAAAACATAGTCGGCGGTGCTTGGACTCCTAGCGACTGGACCGGAGACATACATAAGTTTTGTATTGAATTAACAAATGTATTGGAAAAGAAATACAGGGTTGAATTTCGTTATCATGACAAAATCAAATCAGCATATGATATAGAAATTCTCGATGATTGTTACGATGCTATTGTAATTTCAGCAGGTGTAGGTTCTGAAAAGTTAGCTAACAGTATAGGTGACAGTTTAGACATTTACCCAGTTAAGGGATATTCAATTACCATCAACAATGTTGATCCTAAATATCTGCCCCGAGTAAGTTTATTAGATGATCAAGCTAAGATTGTAACCAGCACATTGGGTAATAAATTACGTGTTGCAGGCACTGCGGAACTGACGGGAGAAAACTACGACATTCGTCGAGATCGCATCGAACCTCTTTTGAATTGGGTGCATGAAAACTTTCCTAATATCAACACACACGATTATACACAATGGGCATGTCTACGTCCAATGACACCAGACATGTTGCCTGTTGTTAAACAAAGCAAAAAGAATACAAAGGTATTCTATCATGCAGGGCACGGACATTTAGGATGGACACTAAGTCCTGCTACTGCTAAACAAGTAACAGACCTTATTAAAAAATGCAACTAACTGATAAAGATTGGCTAGAAAAAGTAACTATAGCATATAGAGCATACCCGTATCCTAATAAAGATATCGAAGCATACATACATTGGCTTTATAAACAATATGGTATTGTTGTGCCAGAGGACAAGCAATGAGCGAAACTATCTATGGAGAGTTATTGCCCGGTTTAGAAATAATCGAACATACTAAACATAAAGACTCCCGTGGTGATTTTTGCGAACTTTGGAAGATTACCAACGATAATATGCGTGGGCCGATAAGAGATGGATGGCCATTTCGTCAATTAAACATAGCAACATCATCTAAAAATGTGTTACGAGGAATGCACAGGCAAAATCAATTTAAACTTGTAATGCCCGTATATGGTAGAATATTTGATGCAGTATTAGAACCTAAAACAGGTAAATGGTTTGGCATAGAATTAAACGAAAACAAAGGATTGCTAATACCCCCGCAATATGCACACGGGTACTTGGTACTATCAGAAACTGCGGTTGTACAATATATAGTTGATAGACCGTATAATAAAGAAGAAGAAGAAAATTTTAATTGGAACAATTATGGGATTGAGTGGCCTATTCAAGGTAATCCAATTTTATCAGCTAAGGATATAGAATGAAAATAGGTTTTAATTGTAGTAGTTTTGATCTACTACATGCAGGGCATGTTACTATGCTTAAAATGGAAAAACAATTATGCGACTACCTAATAGTAGCGTTACAAATTGACCCAACTATTGATCGACCAGGAATTAAAAATAAACCTGTGCAAAGCGCATATGAACGATATGTACAGCTACAGGCTTGCAAGTATGTAGATGAAATTCTTATCTACGAAACTGAGCACGATTTATTACAATTACTTCAAACTCAAACTATACATATTCGATTTCTTAGCGATGAATATCTAAATAGAGACTTTACCGGCAAGCAATGGTGTATTGACAACGAAATTGAATTACATTATCATAAAAGACAGCATATCTATTCATCAAGCGAGCTTAGAGATAGAGTTGCTAAATTAGAAAATTCTAAAAAAAATAAAACTGAAGTTTCACTACCCCAATATTCTCCCGAACTTATTAAGAAAGATAGAACATGAAAAAAATATTAGTTACCGGCGGCGCAGGATTTCTAGGCTCACACCTTTGTGATAGACTAGTTAACGAAGGACATCATGTCTTGTGCGTAGATAATTATTTTACAGGCAGCAAAGACAACATTGTACATCTGCTGGATAATAAACGTTTTGAAGTTATTCGTCAAGATATTTGTTTTCCGTTGTATGTAGAAGTTGATGAAATTTACAATCTTGCTTGCCCTGCAAGCCCATTCTATTATCAGTGGGACCCAATTCAAACAATGAAGACTAATGTGTTAGGTGCTTACAATATGTTAGGCCTAGCCAAACGTACAGGTGCTAAAATTCTGCAAGCATCGACTAGTGAAGTTTACGGTGATCCGCAGGTACATCCACAACCTGAAACATATTGGGGCAACGTAAACCCAATTGGTATCCGTAGTTGCTACGATGAGGGTAAACGTGCAGCAGAAACGATGTTTATGGACTACTACCGCACTCACGATGTTAAGGCTAAAATCGTTCGTATTTTCAACACTTATGGCCCAAGAATGGCTGTAAATGACGGCAGAGTTGTGAGTAATTTCATCGTTCAAGCACTGCAAGGCAAAGACATTACAATCTACGGTGACGGTATGCAAACTCGAAGCTTCTGCTATGTTGACGATCTTTTGGATGCTATGCAAGCAATGATGAATCACACAGACGACAACTTTATCGGACCTGTGAATATTGGCAACCCTGGCGAGTTCACCATGTGGGAATTGGCACACAAAGTCATTGAACTAACTGGAAGTAATAGTCAGATATTACAAAAGCCGCTACCGCAAGATGACCCAAGACAGCGCCGGCCAGACATCGATGTGGCTAAAAGAATGCTCAATTGGGAACCTAAGATCAATTTGGAACATGGCTTGATTAAAACTATCGAATATTTTAAAGGTCAACTATAATGGAACATCAATATACTCCGCCCGAATTAAATTTTGTTAATAGTGAATTAACTGTAGAAGATCGACATGCCGCTACTATGGCTCTGTTAACTGAATATCAATGCGTTGTAGAATTTACCAAAGTTAACGGAGAAGATAGGGCTATGCAATGTACTCTTAGAGAAGATCTCCTACCAATACAGGGAAAAATGCTAGCTGAAGATATTGTTGAAGCACACCAAAACACAATCAATTACGAGTTAATCACCGTATGGAGTACCGAAGCTAACGGCTGGCGTGCTATGCGTACTATGAATATAAAGTCAGTTAAATTGGCGCCTCTTAGATGGACAGTCACCGTAGAAGAAGATCCAGAAACTGGCGAAACTATTCTACCCTTACCAGAAGACATGCTAAAATTGCAAGGATGGAAAGAAGGCGATACACTGTCATGGGAAGACAACAAAGATGGGTCCTGGTCAATTAGTAAAAAAGCTGATTGACAAATTGTCAGATATCGTGTATAATTAACTATCCAAAACATAGTTAAGAATATACTCATGCACAAAAAAATTGGTTTCGCCTGCAAGTGGATTGATCGTCCGGATCAAGTTAACGGTATTAAGCCCAAAGACGATTGTAAAATTTACAACACCAGCAGTACCACTGTCAGTTGGTTAAATAGACAGAGCCCAGCTGTGGCAGAAGAAAAATTGTGGGACCTAATGAAAGGCAACATTGAATCTGTTAAGCAGTTGGTCGAACGTGTAGGAGCACTAGATGAAAATCTTAGAATGGTACGACTCAGCAGCGATATACTACCTGTATATACTGAGCCAGTTTGGAGCAGGCATTGGCGGGATCCCGATGTCCGAGCCTATTGCGAAAGAGCATTTGGAGCCGTGGGAGATCTGGCTCGCAAGAATAACGTTAGGTTGTCTTTTCATCCTGGTCAGTTTACTGTCTTGGCAAGTGAGTCAGACGATATTGTAAAACGAAGTATAGAGGAGTTCGAATATCATGTTGATATGGCCCGCTGGATGGGATACGGTAAATCGTTTCAGGACTTTAAAATCAATGTCCACATATCGGGTCGAAGAGGTCCAGCCGGCATCATCGACGCTCTTTCACGACTCACTCCAGAAGCAAGAAATTGCATTACCATTGAAAACGACGAAAACGCATGGGGAATCGAAAGCAGTCTCGAACTTGTCAAACACTGTGCCCTCGTACTTGATATACACCATCACTGGGTCCGTACAGGAGAGTACATTCAGCCCACCGACGATAGAGTTCTACGCCTAATCGATTCATGGCGAGGTGCTCGCCGACCTGTAGCACACTATTCAGTTAGTCGTGAAGAATGGTTGCCCGGTCATTGCGATAAAACACTGCCCGATTATACAGCATTGCTAGAATCCGGACACAAAAAGCAAAAGCTCCGAGCACATTCAAACTTCTACTGGAATACAGCAGTAAATGAATGGGCACTGAGCTTTTTGGCAACACATGATATCATGTGCGAAAGCAAGGGCAAAAATCTTGCGAGTTTTGCTCTTGCCGATCAAGCTAAACTATTAAACCTTCTTTGAACGAGGTGTTCTAGCTTTTGGAGCAGCTTTGATAGCAGCAGCCTTCTTAACAGGGGCTGCTTTTTTTACGGCTGGCTTAGCTGGAGTTTCTGCTTTAGGAGCACGTGGTTTACGTGGCTTCTTAGCAGGGGCTTCTGCTACTACAGCTTCTGGTACAACTGCGTTTTCAACTACAACTACAGTCTCAGTTGGCGCAACTTCTACAACTGGAGTAGGTTCCGGTGTAGGGGGTGTTTCAACCTTGTAAGGTGCAGGTGTTGTTGTGTCGGCAGGTGTTCTTAAGAAAAACCACCAAAGAAGACCAATAAGTACCGCGATAATAATAATAATTTCCATTTTAATTTTTCCCTTTGAAAAATGTGTACGTTTATTTAAGCCATTACTAAATACCATATCAAGAAATTGATTAGCATACAAAGGAGGAGCTCAATAATTCAGCAGGCTTGCGGAGAACTGTTGAAAATGCGTACTTGACTTAATAAGTAGATTTAACTAAAATTAATAAATGCTAACAATAAAAAACTTATCCGCAGTAATAGATGCTAAAGATCTATTAAGCAATATCTCACTAGAAGTAAATCCTGGCGAAATTCATGCAATTTTAGGACCAAGGAGATCAGGTAAAAGCAGTCTTGCACACGCTATAGCAGGACATCCTTCGATAATACAAACAGAAGGTTCTATACATTACAAAGGAAAAAATTTAAAAAATCTCGATGCCGAAGACAGATCTAAATTGGGCATGTACGTGTCTTTTCAGGGACCGCCTGAGTTAGTTGGATTGACTAATTTAGAATTGGCAAAAAGTTGCTTACGAGCACACAATGATGTTAGATCAAATCATGATTTAGAAAGGGATTATCAAGTATTAGTAGATATGCTAGAGTTAGCAGAAGATCACGGCAATGCTATAATGAGTTTTGACGATATGTCTGATTTAGACTTTAGAAAAAATGAACTACTGTTGATGCTGTTATTAAATCCCACATTGGCCATTATAGATGAAATTGATCAAGGAATGGATGATGAAGAGTTATCAGTCATAGGAGCAGTATTGAGCAGTTATGCCAGTAATAAAAATTCTATGATTCTAATTACACACAGTCAAAAATTGTTAGATATGGTTGTTCCTACACATGTACATATTCTTGTAGATGGTGAAATTAGAGAACAAGGGAACACCGAACTTTATAAAAGGATCATCGAAGATGGCTATTCACAGTTTTCTTAAAGCCGAAAAGGGAGATCCAGATTGGCAATTTACCCCAGAACAATATTTTGGGAAAGAATTTAAGTTAATCGATGCTAGCACAGTAGAGCTGGCCGAAAAACAAACAAATATGATGGTGTTGAGACAAAATCCCACAGAGCGGGAATTGTTAGCTAAACATTTAAAAATTGACATCAAAGCAGATGCAAAATTAGATCTAGTTATTCTCAACGAAGCTGACAGCAAATTACAGCAAATTTTTCTATATGATATACATTTAGAAGTGGGCGCTGGAATTAATTTAGGAATATTTTCTAAAAATGGTAAATTTAATAAGCATATTTTTCAAGTTTATTTAGAAGAAGGTGCTGAGTTTAATACCTACGGTCTTATGAGCAATGGCGTAGGTGGCGACACCGAAATTATTACAAAAGTTATTCACAAGCACCCTAATTCCGCAAGCAATCAATTTATAGTGGGAATTGCGGATAAAAACAGTCAAACAGTGTTTCAAGGAATGACAGTGTTAGATGTAGACGCAAAAGGTAGCGAAGCAAATATTGAATGTATAAACTTGATTACTGGGGAAGATGGGCGTTGCCATTCAAAACCTGATATATATTCTGACTGCAACAACACACGATCTAGTCACGGTTGTGTAACAGAATATATAAGTGAAGATAAAATATACTATTTGCAAACCAAAGGATTGTCCTATGATGCTGCAAGAACCACTATTATCAATAGCGTTCGAGACAGAGTATTAGATATTATTCCGTTTGAAGATGTAAGAGAAGAAGCTAGACAATTGTTTTCTGAATAATGCAAGTCATAAAGGTTTACTAATTTAGGTAAATACCTTTATGACAGCAAATCTTTGGATTATATCAGCAGATAATCTGCAAAAAAATTCTAACGGAGAAATATAAAATGCCGTTAAACCCGACTAGCACAATTTCAGGTAACGGCGTTCCCGGGCAAGTAACAGCCAGCTATTCTACAGGATCAGCCTCCTGGAATATTATATCTCAAAATTTACCAGGACAAGTATTAACTGGAACTTTTCCTAACCCATTTAATACCGCTAGCATAACCAATCAAAATTATAATTTTGCCTGGCCGTTTAGGGGCGGTAGAAATTATCCTAATAAATTGCCAAGAACCGCTATACCAGCTGGTATAGTAGGTATGTCATCAGTGGGTATCGTATTGCAAGGTCCTAAGTCTGGAATTACAGTGCTAGGCACTTCTGGATCTGTTTTTAACATAAATTCTATATCCGCAAGTATTAGAGGGGAAGATATCTACGGTGGCAAACCAACATCAGGCGGATCTTACCATTATCAAGATAACGGTTTTATAAAAAACAATGCGTGGGGTTCAGTTTCTAGTTCTACATGGACTAGCGGTTTTACTCATATAGACGGTCATAGTAAAATTATAGGATGGTCTAGAGACGGTTATCCTATATACGGCCCGTATGGATACACTGATCCCTTAGATGATGCTAGCAGTGTTGCTAGATTAGAATCTGGATATCAGATCAGTTTAAGAGGCGATCGTCCTATAGGTCGTGCAATAGTTTTAAACGGCAGTGTAGTATCTGCAACCAATTTTATTGTCTATAGTGCTTCAGGAGTCGTACCTGGAATGACTGTAACAGGCACCGGCGTACCCAATAATACAAAAGTTATTTCGATTACAGGTTTGTCTATACGAATCAATGTTCCTATAACTATTGGTAGCGGAGCAATTTTAACAACTTCTTATCCACCTGGAATTTTTGTAGAAGATTTTACATATTTGCCTCCTTCGGCAAATTCTTTAGATTTGCATAATGGACGATACTGCGTAACTCCTGATTTTCCAGACGGTACTTACGCATATTTTTTAACAGAAGATCTTCAAGGAAATTCTGTATATCCTTATATCATAGGAAATACATTCTACGGTTCAACTGCTATAGACAGCACAGATTCTACTTTGGTTAGCTTAATAACAAACCGAGGAAATGTTGTACCCAATTTTACATCAACTGTAACAAATTATAGTATTGATGTTGCAAATACTGTTACCAACATTAGATACACTGTAATTAAAGGCAATGTCAACAGTGTTGCAGTATTAAACTCTACTACAATATCTTCGGGAATAATTTCTTCCCCTGTAACATTGGCTGTGGGATTAAACGTTTCCACAATTAAGGTTACATCTGAATATTTTACAACCAGCACATATACTGTAATAGTCAATAGACTTAGAAAATCTATCAATACATTAGATTCGTTAACAGTATTAGAAGGTACCTTAACTCCGGAGTTTGATTCTGCTGTCAATACCTATTCTATTACTGTAGACACTTCAGTTAGCTCATTAAATGTTGTGTATGTTCGAACTGATGCAGATTCAACAGTGGTAGTAAGCAACACTAATTTATCATTTGGTATAAACGTTATAACAGTGACTGTAACAGCCGAAAATGGCTCTGTTAGAGTCTATACTATAAATGCCACTCGATTAAGTAATATTACACTACTGTCAGATCTAAAAATAAACGGAGTTACCTTATCTGGATTTTCTGGAACACAATACTTATATTCCGCAAATTTTCCAAACTCTCAAAATTCTATAACGATTACTGCAACAGCCATTGACTCGTTAGCTGAGATTTATGTAAATGGTCAACAATTTAATTCCGGTCAGCCATCAAATTCGATCAATTTGAATCCTGGATCTAACCCTATATCTATAAGAGTTGTTTCGTCTGATCTAACTAATACTCAGTTTTATAGAATTATCGTAGGTAGACAGTTTAGCTCAGTAGCAAATTTAACATCGTTGAATTTAAGTTCGAACAATCAGTCACTACTATTAACACCTACTTTTAATCAGAATGTTGTTTCTTATTCTGCCAATGTTGCCAACACAGTTACTTCAATTTCTGTAATAGGAATTTTAGCAGAATCTACTGGAAGATTGACCATTAATAATCTCCCAGTGAACAGTGGAACTTCTACGCAGGTATCAAACTTATTAGTAGGAAGTAATTTTGTCAATGTCAATGTTACTGCTCCTGATCAAACAACAACAAAATTATATTCAGTAAATGTAACAAGAGCCCCTAGTACTGTTTCAATCTTATCTGAGTTATTTGCATACAATGCAGTTATAGATCCAATATTTCAATCAAATGTATTTTTATATAACGAGACAGTTGGTTATGACACTGAGACAACAACTATAGTACCAATTGCGGCAAGTTCTGCTGCAACAATAACTGTTAATGGAGTATCTGTTATATCAGGTACAGAATCTCAAACTGTTCCATTAACTGTGGGATTAAATTCTATTGTAATTGTAGTCACTGCCGAAGACAATGTATCACAATCAACATATCAATTAAATTTAACAAGAAGAGGAAATTACGATTCTCAACTTATTGCATTAGATGTAAATGTGGGAATACTAAGTCCTGAATTTAATAAAAATGTATTTGACTATTCAACCGAAGTAGCATTCTCTATATTGACCGCAGAGATTACACCATATACTAGCGATATAAATGCTTCTGCAATTTACATTAATGATCAATTGATCGCAGCTAGTGGCGTAACTACCACTGTTAATTTAGGCGGATCTATTTCGAGTAGTACTTGGTTAGGAACTACGACTTTTGCAATTGTAGTAGTTGCAGAAGATGAAGAAAATACATCAACATACAATCTATCTATCACAAGAAGACCTAGTACTGATTCTCTATTATCATTCTTGACAGTAACCACAGCTACAATATCAACCATCGCACCACCTCCACCAGCTCCGCCACCACCTCCACCACCACCTCCACTTACATTAATTCCTAGTTTTGATCCTCAGATATTCAATTATTATCTTCCAGTTACATTTGATACAGGATTTATAGTTCTGGCAACGGCACCAAGATATCCATTGGCAAATGTAGTGTATGAAAGACCTCCAAATGCTTTCACATCTTCAACAACGTATACATTATATGTCGGTATAAATCCTATACCAATTTTATGCGTTGCTGCCGATGGTGTGACCAGCAGTAGATATGTTTTAAACGTGCAAAGAGCATCATCGGGATTAAGTAGAAATACTGAATTAACTTTATTAGAAGTAAATTATGGTAATATTACAAAGACTTTGATCCCTAACGCTAATCCATTGGTTCCTGTAATTCCATTTTATAATATCGATGTAGCCTACGAAGTACAGACTATTAGAGTAAAAGCAATAAAAGCTGATTCAAACGCAGTTATAACCTTCACAGTTGTAAAGAACGGTGAAGTTGTAAACGAAGGAGTATTAATTTCGGGTAATTTTTCAAGCAATATTGAAGTGCCTCCAGGAAACAGTTTAATTACTGTTCGAGTGACTGCAGAAGACAGAGCAACTTTTTCTGATTACCGTATAACCGTTAATAAAATAGGAAGCACTGATAGTAAATTAAAAGATTTATATGTTAGTTCAGGACAGTTAGATAAAAATTTTAATAAAGATACAACTCAGTACTCTGTAACAGTTAAAAATGCTATTTCAAGTGTTTCATTAAGACCTATTGTTAACAATTCACAATCTGAAATTTATGTGAATAATTTATTTGTTCCGGTAGGAGCATGGTCACAGCCTATAGCCATTAATGTTGGCGAAAACATTATTAATGTAATCATCAATGCAGGTGATAGATTTAATAGAACTGTGTATCAAGTTAAATTTATTAGAGAACTATACGGAGTAGTAGATCCTGCAGAATTATTTTTAATAGACAGTACTGGAAACATCAGTGCATCATATGTTGATAACAGTTTGTTAAGAATATTCACTAAAGTTAATACTGTATATGTAAATTTTCAAACGTTTAACAATGTACCTAGTTTGCAAAATTTAGAAATGATATATCCATATCGTGGTGGAAAAAACGAATCTGCATTTGTTAAACCGTTACGAGTCAACAACAGTATGGTGGGAATAACGTTTGCAGGAATTCCATTATATGACCCTAGTGCTGGAATTACAGTCATTGGCGCAAACAGTAGCACATGGACTATCGATGCTGTTCGTACAACAGTTCCTGAATCTGATCAATATGGCGGATACGTAACTGAAACTGGATTATACAATTATAAGAGCAATCTATTCACCAAAACTAATTCTTGGAAAAATAAAGAATCATGGTTTGGAGATATGGTACATGCAGACGGACATAGTAGAATTGTAGGTTTTTCTGCAGACGGTTATCCCATCTACGGACCATACGGTTACAGTAATCCGGTAAATTCGTTTAGTTCTGTAATAGAAATGACGTCAGGATATTCTATTAGGAATAATATTGCCAACCGACCTGCCGATACTGCAATAACATATACTGGTAACGCACTTGGAAATTCTATAGAAATAACATCTAGCACACATGCAAATGTCAAAGTAGGAATGCATATTAGAGGCGAGGCTCTTAGCACGTTAACTAACTATATTGTAAAATCTGTCAGCACTACTGATTTTTATATAACATTAAATCAACCAGTATCTTTAGGTCCGTTTGCATACAATCTAGTTGCAGTATATCCTCCAGGTGCATTTATTGAAGACAACTTTTATGATGTGTCAAAAACAGCAACATTAGATCGACACAACGGAAGATATTGCGTTACTCCTGAATATCCGTTTGGCACTTATGCATATTTTGCAACAGGAATTGCCACTGAGACATATCCCTATATTATAGGCAATTCGTTCTATGGAGCACTGTCAAATGAATTGCCTGGTGTCAAGGCTATACCAAGATGGACTACTAATGCAGGATTTATAACTACTGCTACAGAAAACATAGCATTTTCGAGAAGTCTGTTGGCAATTGGTCCATCAGTGTCTTATAAATTAATCAGTGGTGATTTGCCAGAAGGTTTGCGATTGAATACCAGCACTGGTATCGTGTCAGGTACTCCTAGTTTAGTTTGGCAAACTACAGAATCTGAATTTGTAGTAAGAGCACAGAATCAATATGGCGTTACTGATAGAACTTTTAGAATTGATGTAAGAGGTGCAACACCACCTGTCATTGTTACGCCTGGTCCACGATTTACTATAGGTCCAAGTGGAGAAAATTATATTGTAAATGGTCAATATGTAGATTTTCAATTTACTGCATTTGCAGACATAGTTCCAGAAGGCCGAAGTGTTTTCTTTTATATAGAAGACAATGATGGAATTTTACCTCCAGGACTTACATTAACGGCCAATGGAAGATTATATGGTCAAGTGTTAGACGACTTAGCATTGCCCTACCAAGCTGGAAGTGACGGAAGATATGATTCTGAAAATTATAATACTGCACCATACGAACATGACAGTCAACAAGAATTTGGCATCAGAGGAAGATACATTAATAAAACTTATAGATTTTTCTTAAGTGCATCTAATGGCCCAGCTTCAAGAAAAGTTGAATATGTTATAGATGTTAGAGATCCTGCATCTTTAGTTGATACCGATCAATATCCTGTTCCTCCGCAATGGATCAGTTCTGGTAATTTAGGAACTGTAATTTCAAATTCATCTTTTATCTATAATTTAGAAACATACGATTGTGATCAGGGCGGAGGTGATGTTACATATGACTGGTCTGATGCTAACGGTGGAGACACTAGAGTGTTGCCACCAGGCTTGACACTAGATTTAACTACTGGTATAATACACGGTAATATAGGGTATACACCTGTACACACTACAACATATTCTTTTAAAATTCGTGTTTATAAAAATAACATTATAACAGATACATTAAAATTTAGAGAAAGAACATTCAATTTAACAGTGTTAGGCACAGTACGTAGCGGTATTACATTTGAATCAAATTATCTATTAGGAACGTTGTATCAAGGAGAACAAAGTGAATTACAAGTTCTTGCTGTACAAAAGGACAGTACTTCAAATATTGTGTATTCACTACAATCTGGCAATTTACCTCCAGGATTATCGTTAGCATCCGACGGCGCAATACAAGGTCAAGTCGATTACAATTCTATACAAACTAGTATTGTAAATTATAACTGTGTAATTAGAGCAACCGATTCAGCACTAACTAGTGTACTAGGAAATTTTCAAATTGCAATTAATCCATACGAAGGCAAACAGTTTACAAAGATATTAATGAAACCATTGTTGTCATTAGAAACAAGACAGTTATTTGATAATTTTATTAGCAATCAAAATATATTCGATTCTACAATAATGTATAGATCTTTGGACCCCGAATTTAATATTAGAAAAAATGTTGAATTTGTGTTGGAACATGCAATTGAAGAAAAGTTTGTTGCGGAATATGTCAACGAAATGCAAAATTATTTTTACAGAAAAAAACTACAATTTGGTGATGTAAAATCTGCGTTTGCACTAGACGAAAATCATAACAAATTATACGAAGTAATCTATGTGGAATTAATAGACAATCTTGTTAATTTAGAAACAGGAAAATCTGTCAGTTTTACTATAGATACTCCTGAAGGAACAATGTATCCCAACAGTATAGACAACATGCGAGCTGTACTTGCATCTAAATTTAAAACAAATAATTATTTACAACCTAAATTTATGAAAACTGTACAAGATTCGTCAGGTATTACATTAGGTAGAATTTTATGCATGCCACTGTGCTACTGTTTACCAGGAATGAGTAAATCAGTTATTAACAAGATAAATTCGTCAGAGTTTGATTTTAAGAAAATACATTTTGATATAGACAGACTGATTGTTCAAAGTACTCTGGATGACAGCACTGCTAAATATTTACTGTTCCCCAAACGAGAGGTTTAACCTAAATGACTAGTGCTATTTCGACCACCAATATCAATGCTGCTTTTCCAATTCCGGGCCGTGACAACGACAGCCAGGCATTCCGTACAAATTTTGGAGCCATTAAAACTGGTCTCGAAACTGCCGCCGGGGAAATCAGTTTGTTACAGGCTCAAAAAGCCGATCTCATAACACAAAACTTTTTTAGCAATTCTACTCCAGCAACTACCACCCAAACAGGTGCAATAGTAGTAGCCGGTGGGGTCGGTATAGGAAAAGACTTGTTTGTCGGTGGTCAATTAAATGTAGGAGGAAGTAGTGGCATTACTACTTCAACTGTTGTTAATTCAACTAATACTGAAGTAATTGTTACCGGCACATTTGGTGCTCCTATATATACCATAGCTCCTACTATTGCAAACGATCATTTGTTTACTGGAAAAATTTCTATCGCACAGGCATCGGGATCTACCAGCACTCACCTATATGTAACAACCACAGCAACTAATCAAACTGCTGGACATTTTGTAGGATCGTTATCACAAACAACTGCTATTAAATTGAGAAATTCGCATGGCGGTAATGCTGCCGGTGAAAATTATAGTTTTATTCAATACGAAATTGGAACTGGCGGTTCAGTTACCAATGTCGGAACTGTAAAATACTACAACAATTCGATACACCATGCAGGAACATCGACATTTAATGATAATATTATACTTGGTACGGGAAAAAATATTAGATTCGCTGATTCAACGGTATGGATCGGTGCAATTGATCAAACCGAATTTGATACAGCCAATATTAAATTAGGAGTTGGACAAATTACTCTTGGAGGAACAAGCCCAGGAACTTATTATGGAGTTTTGGCCGAAAATCCTGTAGCAGCTTTTGTTGCAACTGAGCAGGTAATAATCGGATCCTATTTGACTGGTGACGTAGTTGTAGCAACTGCAACAGCACTTAGACCAGGTGGTGCTAGTGGTGTTTTAGCGTTAGGGGGTTCTGGTCATCCGTGGTCGGCAGTATTTGCAAACAGCGGTACTATTCAAACTTCTGATATTACATTAAAAGAAAACATTAAACCATTAGCGTTAGGTCTAGATTTTGTTAGAAAATTAGAACCAGTATCTTATGATTTAAAATCTGGGTCCAGAAATCATTGGGGATTAATTTCTCAACAAGTACAGTCTGTGTTAAATGAATTTAATGCTGCATTTGGAGGATTAGTAGTCGCCGATGACGGAAAATTGCACTTAATTTATACAGAATTTATAAGTCCGTTAATTAAGAGTATACACGAGCTTGCTGATGAAAACGACAAGTTAAGACAAGAAATATCTATTATTAAGGCACATTTAGGATTATAATGTACAACCCGTTATTAGAAAATCCTCTAAGTCTAAAAGATGCAGATTTAGAAAATAAAATTTTAGATTTAACTAAAAAATATCACATTGCTGCAAGAATGGGTCAAGGAGCAGTATGCAGTCAAATTGTTACCATACTAGAATCTTTGAAGGACGAACAACTTCGAAGAGGCAGAGAAATGTTGAAAAAGACTCAAAGCAGTCAAGATAAAAATTTAGATGATCTAATCAAAGTGAGTTGACTTTACAATCTGCTGATATTAAAATTACTTAATGAAAATTGATAATTTTGGTAGAGTGATTGTTTCCGAAGATGATGCAGTTGCTGCATTGTATTCTGGTAAAATCAAAGATCTATCTTGTGTATTTTTAGAAAATACTCAAGAGGTAGATCAGTTCAATATGTCAGTAAAATCAAATGCTGATAACATGGCATTGTTGCCCGAATATGTAAATGACGAAGATTTAGATTTATTTGACGAAGCCAATCGATGCAGTTGGTTTATGCCCAAAGAATATCAAGAATTTCCCATAGTTGATTGGTTGTATGACCAATGTAACACTATAGAGGAAAAGAATAGAATAGATCAAGAACTAACGCTTTTTATCCAGCATGGAGCGTTTGATGTATTGTTTTATCTTAAATACTTAGTAGACACAATGAGAGCAAACAAAATAGTTTGGGGTGTAGGACGAGGAAGTTCTGTAGCCAGCTATGCGCTGTATCTCATTGGTATACACAAAATAAACAGTCTAAAATACAATTTAGATATACGAGAGTTTCTCAAAGGGGAAGAATAATATGGGAAGAATTTACACAACATTTCAAGGAAAACAAATCGACATGGATCGATTGCTCCAACAAAATGAGACTATGCCTGCTGTAGGTAACGTTAGAGTTAACGCAAGAGGCGACGAGTTAGGTCCGGATGGACGAATTATCAGAACACGCGAATCAGTATTGTCTGAATATTACGACACTTCGCCAAATCCTATTGTTGATGAAGAAGTTTTAGGCAAAGTAAAAATTTCTTCAAGACGTCAACTAAAGGAACAAGAAGAAGTTCCAACAAACGTTACCAAACCAAAAATCAAGGATTCAAAATGACCGTAAAAGGTAAATTGACCCCATTGGGTAATAAAGTACTGATATCACATATGAATTTCGGTATGGAAAAGACTGCTGGTGGAATTGTTTTACCTAGTGATGACGCAAAAAGTTCAGGTATACATCCCAGATGGGGCAAAGTATTTGCCACAGGTCCCGAACAAAGAGAAGTAAATGTAGGACAGTGGATTTTATTAGAGCACGGTAGATGGAGTCGCGGGCACAAATACGAATCCGAAAATGGTGAAACGTTTGATATACGGCTTGCAGATTTAGATGCTATACTGTTAGTCAGTGACGATGAACCCAATGATGCTATGCGAGTAACACCCGGAACATTTAATCTCAACGTGCCTAATCAAACACCAACTTAATATGACAAATCCATTTCGTGATCAAGAAAAATTTATGCGGGCTTGCGATCAGAGTGTCGCCGGTGACGAAAAACAATTTGATATGTATTTAGACCTAATTAGGGAAGAATATAAGGAGTTGTTAGTAGCACAAGGGCTCGACGACAATCACAACCGCGTAAAAGAAGCAGATCCAGTTGAAACACTCGATGCACTAATTGATATCATTGTGGTCACAATCGGTGCTATTCATTCAGCAGGCTACGATGCAGAAGGTGCCTGGAAAGAAGTCATGCGTACTAACTTTGCCAAGATCGACAAAGAAACAGGCAAGGTACGCAAGCGTGAAGATGGCAAAGTACTCAAGCCTGTGGGCTGGACACCGCCTGATCTCAAACCATTTGTTAAGGAGTAATATTATGAATACAACAACTTATGAAAATAGTTTCTATAGAACCGCAGAGCAGGTTAATTCTGCAATGGGTCGAGTCTACGGACATATGGCTCTTGCAGTGTTAATATCGATGTTTACTAGCTATCAAGTTGGTGCTAATGCAGCACTGATGGCTTTCTTTTTTACTGGCATTATGAAATGGGTTGTAATTTTTGCACCTCTTTTGTTAATCTTGGCATTTAGTGTTGCCAGCGAAAAGTTTGGTAAAACAGGTTCTCAGGTATTTTTGTATATCTTTTCAGCACTAATGGGATTGAGCTTTGCTACAATCTTTGTAATTTACAACATGGGCAGTATTGTATCGGCGTTTATGGGCGGAGCAGTATTGTTTGGTGTAATGAGTGGCTACGGATACTTCACAAAGAAGGACCTAAGTGAATTTGGATCACTCTTGTTGGTAGGATTAATTGCAATTATCATTGCCAGCGTTATCAATATTTTTGTTGGTAGCACAGTATTTCAAATGGTAATTTCAGCCATTGCTATCTTAGTATTCCTTGGCCTAACTGCTTATGATACACAAAGAATTAGACAAGAAGTTTCGATTGAAAATGATGGTGTTGCTGAAGTTCGCGGAGCATTGAGTCTGTATCTAAACTTCATTAATTTGTTCTTAAGCCTATTGCAATTGTTCGGCGAAAAGAAAGATTAATATTATTCACTTGCTACAAAAGGGTCTTGACAGACCCTTTTTTTACGACTATAATATACTATGGGATATAATTATTCATACGACATAGTTCGAGCATTAAACGAAATTCGAGCAGCAGCTTACGAATGCGGCAATAGCCGGACTGACGGATTTGTTGCATGGGGCATAAAGCAAGACCTATATCAAGTCAAATGGATGCTCGACGATTTACTTAAAGATTGCCCGACTTTTAGCCCCGAAGCTGAGTGGCTTAAAGAACAAGAGCAAAAAAAGATTTTAAGATACCTTAAGGATGAATAAAGATTTTTTAGAAGAATTGCAGCAAGATCCAGTGCGACTTAAGGCATTCCTAAGAAGTGTTATGGGTCCTCCTACTAAAAAGCTGGAGGGTAAAGAAAGAGAGCATGTTCTGCTGCTGTTAGCATTAATGGAACCATTTAAGGCCACTAACAATCAGCACAGTTTTACAGAGTACTATATGATAGGCGAAACAGAATATCACGTGACAACGTTTCCAGGAGAGGATGTTATTGTGGAATTAATACTACCGGAGAATGAAGAATGAAATGTAATACATGTAATAAAGAATACAGTACAGAATGTGACTATAAACAAGGTCGATGCCCGATGCATCCTCCTATGCTGACAAATTATCATTTTAGATTTTATAATCTATTTCAAACAATAAAAGGATTTTTCAAACGTGGAAATTGAAGTACAACCAAAAGATACAAGCAAGGGACATTTTTATGTTAGCCTTGCTAAGAGTGCTATTCGCATTGCCGCCGGTGCCTCACTTATTATGGGTTCATTAGTTGTGTGCGGTGCTTTGCTTATTCTAGCAGAAATTCTAGGCATTGTTGAGGAACTGGTATGATCTTCAACAAGATTAAACAACTTAAAGAAGACGGACTAAAAGTAGGTATAACATTTAGCACGTTTGATCTGTTACACGCAGGGCATATTGCAATGTTAGCCGAAGCAAAGAATCATTGTGATTATCTAATTGCAGCCATTCAAACTGATCCAACGATTGATCGACCGGATACAAAAAATCCTCCTATTCAAAGTATTGTTGAACGCCAAATTCAAGTCAGTACAAATCGTAATGTGGACGAAGTTGTTGTATATCAAACCGAAAAAGACCTCGAGGATCTATTGCTTATTCTTCCTGTTGATGTTAGAATATTAGGTGTAGAGTACGCAGATAAAGAATTTACAGGCAAAGAAATTTGCAAGAAGCGAGGAATTGAACTTATCTTTAACGGACGAGATCATTCATTTAGTTCGTCAAGCCTACGCAAACGTGTAGCGGAAGCAGAAAGGAATAAAAAATGAATAATTATGGACAAGCATATGCAGTAGAAGAGTCAACTGTAGAACACAGAATTGAATCTGCACTACAAAAGAAGAAAGTTAAGAAACCAGGATTTATTAAACGCTGGTTTGCAAAAATGAGTCGTGAAGTATGGGAAGATGCAAGACGACAAGACAAAGAACGGGACACAGCAATATCGATAAATCGGTTATCTAGTTCTTTAAGTGTTGGTCCTCCGAGCATTGATCAACCAGAACGTGCCTTACAATTTACAGTCTATGTTGCTAATGGTGGCAGAGTTGTAGAAACTAGACGATACGATCGCCACAAGGATCGAAGCAGTACCGGTCTTTATGTTATTACCAATGATCAAGATTTTGGTAAAGAAATTGATAAAATTATAACAATGGAAGCGTTAAAGTGAATGAAAAAATTAACAACCTAATACAGTCAACTAAGACAGACATTAGCGGAAAATGGGTGGGTATCGATAACTTAGAAAATTTAGTTGAAAGAGTAGTTAGGGAATGCATTGACGTTGTAGAATCAACTCCAACACATTGCGCATTTACAACTCACGATTTAGGTACAGTAAAATGCACAATAGAAAAGGCATCAGATCAACTGTACAATCATTTTGAAATTAAGAAAATATGCAGGGTTAACAAATGAAAGAATTATGGGTAGAAAAATATCGTCCTAAAACAGTAGACGGTTATGTTTTTAAAGATGACGCTCATCGAAAACAAATCAATGCATGGGTTAAAGAAGGAACTATTCCTCATCTGCTGTTAAGCGGTGCTCCGGGTATTGGTAAAACTACGCTGGCAAAGATTTTAGTAAACGAATTGGAAATTTCCGATTATGATGTTTTAGAAGTCAACGCCAGTCGTGAAACAGGTATTGATTTCATTCGTGATAAGATTGTTCCGTTTATCTCAATGATACCGTTTGGTCCTTTTAAGGTTGTTATTCTAGACGAAGCAGATCGGTTGAGTCAGCAGGCTCAAGATTCGCTAAAAGGCATTATTGAAGAGTATTCTGCATATGCTAGATTTATTCTAACTTGTAATACACCAAGCAGAGTGTTGCCGCCATTACATAGTCGATTGCAACAGATGCATTTTGCCAGTGTTGATCAAACTGAATTTACTGCCCGAGCTGCAACTATTTTAGTTGAAGAGGGTATCGATTTTGATTTAGATCGCCTCGATACATATGTTAAGGTAGCCTATCCAGATTTGCGTAGTTGCATCAAAATGTTGCAATCTAACAGTATTAACGGTGTGTTAAATGATCCGCGCATGGAAGACAGTGGTGTTAGTGATTATAAGATCGAAATGGTTGAGCTTTTTAAACAAGGTAATATTCAGGCAGCACGTAAATTGTTATGCGGAAAAGCAAGGCCAGACGAAATGGAAAGTATCTATCGTTGGTGCTACGACAATTTAAATTTGTTTGGTGATACTGAAGAAAAGAAAGACAGCGCATTGCTCATTATCAAGCAAGGTCTAGTCGATCATTCGTTAATTGCTGATCCAGAAATTAATCTGGCTGCAACCTTAGTCAAACTGGCTAGGCTGCAAAATTAACACTCAAACTAAAACCGCGTAACAATTTCAGATGCAGGTCGGGATTGTTACGCGGTTTTCTACGAGTTAGTTATCTATACTAGTTAATCATCGCTCTCCTTGTAGATACTTAAAATTTCTTTAACAACTGGATGACGTTCAATGTCTCGAGACTCAAAATGTGCCATAGCGATCATACGATACTCACCTCCTTGGCCGTATAAATTGCAAAATTCTAGCAGGCCGTTCGCATCAGGGCGATCGGCTTGATTAAGGTCTCCTGTAACAACCATTCGGCTACCATTGCCGATACGTGTCAACAGCATTTTCATCTGTGAGGGTGTAGTGTTTTGCATTTCATCTGCAACGATGAAAGCATTTTTAAAAGTACGGCCGCGCATATAAGCTAATGGTGATATTTCTATCACTCCATCTTCTAACATGGCAGTAATATCTTTCGGATGATAATATTCTTCAAATACATCCATAATTGGCCTTGTCCAAGGCGCCATTTTGGCATTCAAATCTCCTGGTAAAAATCCGTGTTCTTCATCAACTGACACAGCCGGTCGAGTTACAATAATTTTATTAATAACTCCCTCTTGATAAAGTTTAATGGCCATTTGTACGCCCAGCATGGTTTTACCCGTGCCGGCTGGACCGATGGCAAATATAATAAACTTTTTAGGATTTTTAAGTAGTTCAAGATACGTCTCTTGTGCGAGATTTCTCGGAACTATCTGGACTTGCGGCTTTCTTTTTTGAAATTGTTTAATTTCGATCAAGTTGGCTCCAGTTGATTGGAAACGCGGATCGCGTTCTGTACGTTGTTCACGTTCTTTTCGTCGTGCTCTAGGCAATTTTTAACCCCTTTATAGAACGACCTGCATAGATATTTAAGACCGAGACTAAAAAACGGGCTTGAAATGCGGTATTTTTAGTTAGGGCAGAGTGTGTTAACAGGACATAAATAATAGCAGTAGAGAGAAAACCATGCACGACATTATCGACGTTATTAAAAATTTAGAAACTTTAACTAGTAACGATAGTGCGTTTAAAGTATTAAAAGACTTTGAACGTGTAATCGACGAACTAGACGTCTATGTTTTTAAAAATTGGGAAGACGGCGAACTAGTTACAGGTCCCGATGTAGACAGATACACAGTAACCTGTAAATTTATGTGGCCTTATGAAAACATGCCAGATCCGGAAGGTGGCGCAAGATTAACTGATTACGGATGTAAAATTGGTTACAAAAAAGATCATGTGTTAATTCCTAGAAAAATATATTCGCCTGATGATTTTAGACCAGGTACTAAAAAGGGTAAAATTGACGCACATCCAGTATGGATTGTAACCGTAGCAATGCCTAAAAAATTAATGCAAGATATCTATCAAGGATATATTGACAAAGAAAATGCAGCTAACGCCGATTTGATGAGATATAATCTCAACACGGGATTAGATGAAAATTCAGCAGCACAGGAGATTCCGACAGATGAAGTCGCAGCAGAACAACCAGCAACACCGCCACAAGCCTAAATTATTTGAAGGACTACGGGCCGGAGATCTGCAGGACATGATTTCCCCTATCCTCTCCATCGATCAATTTAAAAGTAAGATGGGTGAAGATAAAAACGTTGTAGTAGTGTCATTCAAAACAAAAGAAAAAATGCCTGCTATCGATTTAATGGAATTCATTGAAAAGGGCTACAAGTTTGTTCTTGATGCTGACATGAGTACCGGCGAAGAACGAGATGGCCGATACAGCGTATTTGTTGAACTTGAAAGAACTTCAGAAGTTCCTAAACAGATTTTAGAAATGTTAAGCGGCATTGGACAGTTAGCTAATTGTAAAGATTGGAGTTTTAGATATTTTAAAGATTCTAACTTGTATGAAACTACTGTAGAAAATTTATCGCAATTTATTCCATTAGACGAACAATTGTATACTAGTAAAATGCAAACACTAAAACAAGACAAAGTTACAAATTTCTTTGATCAAGGATCTGTAGATGTAGCTATTAGCGAAAGCAATATGTTAACGTTTACAAGACCTTATTCTGGACCAATTGATGCAAAATTATTAGCCATCGGACCGTACGAAGAAATAAAAAACAAGGTCAAGGGAAAAATAAGTTTAGATGAAACTAGCCAAAGTCAGGTAGTGTTCTTAACTAAATTTTTGGGAAATTATGATATTGAAAAAATAGCAGATAAGTTTTTAATTAGAAACGGGGATACTGCTATCATTATAGAAAAAGACAGTTGGTAAAAAAATTTAAAAAGGATAAAAAATGAGTAACGGATTTAAATTTGAATTTACATTGGCAAAGTTTAAAGAGTGTGTGGGCGGAAATCCTCCACACGCAGAACACTGGTATGAGGCAATATGCCAAATTCTTCCAGATTACGATATCGAAACAGCACCACGTGTTGCTGCATTTTTAGCACAGACTGCACACGAGTCAGGTGGTTATCGTGCTATTAAAGAAAACTTAAACTATCGTGCCGTAACATTACGCAAGATTTTTCCTAAGTATTTTCCCGACGATGCTATTGCTGCCCAATATGCAGGCAAGCCAGAAATGATTGCCAATAAGGTCTACGGTGGACGTATGGGCAATGGTCCAGAAGCGTCGGGAGACGGTTTTCGATATTGCGGTCGTGGTCTTATCCAGCTAACTGGAAAAGACAACTATACACGATATGCACAAAGTTTAGAAATCTCAGTCGAAGAAGCTGGTGAACATCTAACAACGTTTGAAGGTTGTGTACAAAGTGCCGCATGGTTCTGGGAAGCTAACAACTTAAATCAATGGGCAGACAAGGGCGACATCCTTACACTAACTAAGCGTATCAATGGTGGTACAATTGGGTTGGAAGATCGTATCAAACATTATAATCACGCATTACACGTTCTAGGTCATTAATATGTGGCTTCTGTCATTCTTACCTGATACCTTGTTGATGTACATTGTCAACATAGTGTTATTTGCAGGGATTATTAGTTTCATCTTGGCATTTTTTGTACTGCACAAAATCTTAAACAAAATTCCTAGTCTGTCAAAATATGTAACGATAATTCAAATTGTCAGCGCTGTATTGCTAACTGCAGGAATTTATTTCAAGGGTGGCTACACTACAGAAATGATGTGGCGTGATCGAGTCAAAGAATTAGAAGCCAAAGTAGCAGCAGCAGAAGCTGAGTCTAAGAAAGAAAACGTTGTTATACAAGAAAAAATTGTAAAACAAAAAGAGTTTATCAAAGGCAAAACAGAATATATAACAAAGTATATTGACAAATTAGAAACCAAAGAAGTTATCAAAGAAGTACAGGGGCCCGAAAGAGTTCGCATAGAAGAAGTTATAAAGTATATTGAAAGTTGTCCAGTTCCTAAAGAATTAATCAATGTACACAATGACGCTGCAATACTAAACAAAGCAGCAAAGGATCCTAGAAAATGAAAATAATCATTCTAGCGTTTGCTGCATTATTAGCGGGTTGTTCAATAACTGCTCCAGTTAAAAGAAACTTTCCGGATGCTGTTCCTGCTCTACAGGAAAAGTGCCCAGAATTATCTCTAATAGAAAATACTGGTAACGCAGTGTCTATTACTGACTTGCTTAAAACCGTAGTTAAGAACTATGGCGCATACTACGAGTGTGCTAATAAAGTAGATGGCTGGAACGAGTGGTATGACAAGCAAAGAAAAATCTTTGAAAGCGTTAAATAATAGTATATAAAGGAGCCGAGTAATGCAAGATAAAAAATTACTCAAGTGGGTGTTTGTATTACTATTAGCACCTCTTGCGTTAGCATATTTTAGCAATGGTGACAGTTTTCGTTACCCTTGTCAAAATCCAGAAAACTGGGATAAGCAAATATGCAAGTTACCAACGTGTGACGTAACTCGCACATGTCCCGAACATATTTTTAAAGGTCAACGTGACCCGAGATTAGGACCACCAAAAGATGAACCGACTAAAACAATTTCTGCTCCGGCTGCTGGGGCGCCCAACACACAAGGAGTTAGTTGTGGAAAATAACCAACCTGAACACATTTATACTGAAGAAGAATTAATGGCCCGATTGAAATTTTTCATCGGCATTTGTCTATCGTTAACATTATTTGGTATTGTATTTGTTGTACTATATTCTTTAATATTTGTTACACAACCACTTAACGCCATTAGTCCAATTGATCAAAAGTTCTTTGAACTGATCATCCCAATTGCTACATTCTTGACGGGTACACTAAGTGGTATCATGTTAGCCAGTCCGGGTGACAAAGAAGCACAGAAAGAAGCATTAAAGGCGGCAAATTCTGGATGGGATAGAGCACCAAAAAGTTCATCGACAACAATTAGTGGACCGTTCGGTGCTCAGACTATTTCTTCAACAAACACCGGTGGATTTGGATCTGTATCATCTGGATTCGGAGCAGGGCCAGCGTTCGGAGCAACACCATCTAGCAGTTTTGGAAATAATGTATCAACAGGCTTTGGAGCACCCACTGGATTCAATCAAACATTTGCAATGACTGCAAGTGGTAAGAAGATCGTACCGGAAGAGCCACAACCTGAACTATAATATATTATGACAACCCATAGCAAAGAAAATTGGATGAATAGTAAATGGCGTCCAGCTATGGGATGGATGTATATGTTAGTGTGCGTAACTGATTTTATCATATTTCCAATTTTATGGAGTATGTTACAAGCAGTAAACCATGGCAGTGTAACATCTCAATGGCAACCCCTAACGCTACAAGGCGCAGGACTATTTCATATGGCAATGGGTGCTATAGTGGGAGTTACTGCATGGAGCAGAGGACAGGAAAAATTAGGAGGAGTTATAAATGGCAACTCAACAACCGACATACTATCTAGCAGGTCTCCAACATTTGGCGTACCTTCGACAGGCAGTACCAGTGCATCTCCGTATGCAACAACCACAAGTGGTAAATTAATAGTACCACAAGAATCGCAACCATTAATTTAAAGGAAATTAAAATGAAGAATATTATTTTTGTAGCAGGACTTGCATTAGCACTTATGGGTAATGTATATGCTGCCGATGATAAAGAAGGCCCAGGAAAAGGGGAAATGAAAGAAGTATGCACAGACAAGAAAGACAAAGCTGGTAAAGTAGTAAACGGCAAAGACGGTAAACCTGTGCAAGAGTGTAAGAAAATTAAAGTCCGTAAAAAAGTAGAAGGTGATAAAGTTCCAGAAAAGAAATAAATTCTTGACAAGTATCCGAAAGGTATAGTATTATATAAGTACTATACCTTTTTTTAATTTATGAATACAGATCATTATCAAACCCTCGGCGTTCAAAGAAACGCATCGCCCGAAGAGGTAAAACAAGCATATCGAAAATTGGCTGCAAAACATCATCCTGATCGAGGCGGGGATGCAGAAAAGTTCAAAGAAGTTCAGCTAGCATACGATACCCTCAGTGATCCTCAAAAAAAGAATCAATACGATCATCCCCAAACAGAGTCGTTTTTTCATAGCGGACACGGTCCAGTAGATATGAACGATATATTTGGACAATTTTTTGGGGGCAGGAATCCGTTTGATCCATTTTCCCATAATAGACAACAGAGAAATAAAACTTTGAACATGCATATAGAAGTGTCGTTAGAAGATGCATTCTATGGCAAAGAAATGATGTTTAATATTTCTCTACCTAGTGGCAGGCCTCAAACTGTTAACGTAAAAATACCAGCAGGAATTAATGATGGTACCACTCTTAGGTTAGCAGGTCTCGGCGACGATACAATTCCAAACTCACAAAGAGGAGATTTAAACGTCACAGTTTCCATTAAACCTCACCCAGAATTTGGCAGACAAGGTGATGATCTTATAAAAGAAATAACACTAAGTTGTGTCGATGCTATGCTAGGTTGCAAAAAAACAATAGCATCTATTGACGGGAAAAGTTTAGAAGTAAACATCCCGCCAGGCATCCAGCATGATCAAATTTTAAGTGCTGTAGGCTACGGTATGCCTAACATACACGATCAACGATTTCGTGGAAGAATGTTAATGCCTATAAAAATTTCAATTCCAACAAATCTTACAGAACATCAAAAAAATATTTTATTAAATTTTAATCAAAATTAAACTATGTTATCTATTACAAAATTTCCCAATACTATCCTTAGAGAACAAATGCCAGAATTTGATTTCGGCAATCCTGTAGTGGATCCAAAACAATTAGAGCAAGACATGATCGATGTTATGGTCAATAACAACGGAATTGGATTATCTGCCAACCAAGTCGGCGTAAAAGCCAGAATGTTTGTTATGGGTAAAGCAGGTCATGCTATAGGAATTTTTAATCCCGTTGTTGAAGAGGCTAAAAATTTTACAGAAGATGAAGAAGGATGCTTGAGTTTTCCTGGAATCTATGCTAAAATTAAGAGACCTACTACTGTTAGTGCAAGATGGCAAAACAGTAGTGGAGAATGGGAACGTGCCGAATTTGACGGACTTACTGCTAGATGCTTTCTACACGAATTAGATCATTTAGAAGGAATAGTTTATCAAGATAGAACAAGTCCGTTAAAATGGGCCCTGGCCGTCAAAAAGTCAAATAAACTAAAAAGGAAATTTTAATGTTGGAACCAGATAAGAGCCTAGCTGCTATTTTTGAAAAAGCTGTGTTGGCTGCTGCCGATCGAAATCACGAATACTTAACGCTAGAGCACTTTCTTCACAGTTTGTTGGACGATGAAAAATTCTCAGAAATTTTAAAGAGCTTTGGTACCGACTTGTCGACACTAAAAAAAGAAGTTAAGCAATTTATTGATACCGAGTTACTCGACATTATTAATCCAGATCTCGAAGATAAACCTAAAAAAACTCACGCAATGGAGCGTATGCTAAACAGAGCATTTACACAGGTGCTGTTTAGTGGACGTACAAAGATTGAACCGTTAGACTGTTTTGTCAGTATGTTTAGTGAAAAAAAGAGTTATGCATTTTACTTCCTGAGAAAACACAAAATTGATAGAGATAAATTTTTAGACTTCTTGTCGAAAGAAGAAAATACAATCGACGAAGCAGAGTCCGACGAAGTAGTCAATCGACAGTTGGAGAAAATTATTGTTCAATATTGCACTAACTTGAATGCAAAAGTTAAGGCAAAGAAAATTGATCCAGTTATTGGGCGTGAAAAAGAAATTGAAGATATCTCATTGGTATTGGCTCGCCGTACCAAATCGAATGTTATGTTGATCGGTGATCCGGGCGTAGGTAAAACTGCTATCGCCGAAGGCATTGCTAGAAAAATTGAAGAAGGCAATGTGCCTAAATTTATTCAAGGGCATACAGTTTACAATCTCGATATCAGTGCTATGCTAGCCGGTAGTAAATATCGAGGAGACTTTGAAGAGCGACTAAAAATGGTTGTTAGTGCTCTTGAAAAGAAAAAGAATTGTATCTTATTCATCGATGAAGCTCATATGATGAGTGGTGCAGGTGCAGTAGGTGGCGGCAGTAATGACATGAGTAACATGTTGAAGCCAGCGTTAGGCAAGGGCACTATTAAAGTTATTGCATCAACTACCTGGGAAGAATTCCGCAAACACTTTGAAAAAGATCGCGCATTGATGCGTCGATTCCAACGTGTGGTTATAGGAGAACCAGACGAAGCTACTTCCATTAAAATCCTAATGGGTCTAAAGAAATATTACGAAAAACATCACGGTGTTAAAATCACCAAGCAGGCTGTAGTAGATGCTGTAAAATACAGTGTCAAATACATGACTGATAAAAAATTGCCCGACAAAGCAATCGATCTTATTGATTGTGCAAGTGCTCGTTTTAAAATTAAAGACGAGGAAAACGGCATTGTTGACCACGATGAAATTTTATTCGAAGTTAGCAAAGCAACAGGATTGCCATTAGATCAGATTGCATCAAAAGAAAGTAAAAATTTAAAAGATTTAGACAAGAATTTGAGAAGCAAAGTTTATGGTCAAGAAAATGCTATCGAAATGCTGCTTGATAAGATATTCATTGCACAGGCAGGATTAAAATCTTTGAATAGACCAATTGGTAATTTCTTATTTGTAGGACCTACTGGTGTAGGTAAAACTGAAGTTGCTAAACAACTTGCAGTAGGACTAAGTGTTGAGCTTGTAAGATTTGATATGAGCGAATATCAAGAACAGCACAGTGTATCAAAATTGTTAGGAAGTCCTCCAGGATATGTGGGATTCGACGACAATGCTGGACAACTTATTACTAAATTGCAAGAACATCCTAACTGTGTTCTATTGTTAGACGAAGTAGAAAAAGCGCATCCTAGTGTGCTCACCGTGATGCTTCAGCTAATGGACAATGGATTTGTAACTGGCAGCAATGGTAAAAAAGCTGACGGTCGTAACGCTATTGTCATCATGACCAGTAACTTAGGTGCCGCCGATGCTGAAAAGAATGGTGTAGGTTTTGGTAGTTTGGAACGTGATGGTGATCCTAAAGATGCTGTTAACAAGTTCTTTGCTCCTGAGTTCCGCAATCGCTTGGACGGCATTGTTAGATTTGGAAAACTTGATCAACAGACAATGATTAAAATTGTTAAGAAATTTGTGGATGAACTTAACGGCCTTCTCAAAGATAAAAATGTTGCAGTTAAACCATCTGTCGAAGCTGTTGAATTTTTAATTTCCAAAGGATTTGATAAGAAAATGGGTGCTCGCCCGTTGCAACGTACCATTGACGAACATATTAAGAAACCTCTCAGTAAAGAAATCTTATTTGGTAAATTAGTCAATGGCGGAGTAGTTGAGATCACTGTGGAAAATAATAACCTCAAACTCAACTACATAGAAGTATTGCCAATCAAAGAGATTAATGATGCAGCGACAGAAAACACGTAAGCTATTTTACAATAAATGGCCTATTAAAATAGAATGTGTTCTTAAAAAGTCTGGGTCCATTGCAAGAGTAGGAGTTAACGAAACTCTTGCATGGGCTGATGACAAATCTAACAAAAGTTGGAACGCTTGGTATTGGCGAGATGCTAACAAATCTGACATTGGTGAATTTGCATTAGCTTTTCAACCTTATGAAAATCAAGAAATTCGAGTAAGAGGAGAAGGTTCTCACTTCAATATATTTGTTAAAGATGCTGCACTTTCTGAAAAGATCATTAAGTCTATGAAAAAATGGGTGACTATTGTTACTGAGCCTAGTAGTACAGAAGAATTAGAATTTCTAGTTAGTCATAACAAGAAAGTAATTTGTAATCAGTTACCCAAAGGGCAGTATCAATACAAAGTTTATCTTAAAACCAAGATGAGTATAGACAATCGTGTGAGATTTTTAGAATGGTTGTTAAGGTACGGAGACCGGTACGATATTGCAAATAATACAAGTAAATGGTTAAAACACGAAAAACATTGGATTCAAGATCCGTTTTTTTATGCAAAAGATCAGCATAGTCTTAGCATGTGCGGTTTATATTTAGGCAACAATGTTAGCAAAGTAGAAGAATTTATTCCTAGATCTAAGATAAATACTTCATGCCCAATCTAAGCCAACAATTTCTATTTGTGATCAACACTGGTACTGTTAGCACCAGTGTTTCAATTCCCAGTACCGCTACTGCCAATACTGGACCTATTCCGTCTGGTGTATTTCTCAGTCTGCCACAAAAGGGCGATGGATATTTCGGAAGTGGAGACGGCATTCATACTGTTACCTATTCAGTGGACCAAAATTTTTCCGGTTCAATTTATATGCAGGGCAGTCTTGCAACAACACCCACCAGTGAAGATTGGTTTAATATAGTCAATACTACAGCCACTTATTCACAATTGCTTTCTACACCAATAAACAGCTATGCAAATTTTACGGGGAATTTTGTATGGGTTAGAGCTGTTGTTGAAAGACCTACTATAGGTCAAAACGGTGTAGTGCTGGTTATCAACTATAACCGATAATTATCAATTGATTAAAACTACATAAATACTCCATGGAGAGTATTTTTATGAAGATCCACGATCTGTTGAATAACAAAAACATTTATTACAGAGTTACATTGGATTTGAAGGCAAAATATTTGTCATAAACGCCTGGTAATACTATGAAACTATTTGAATTTTTTAACGTACCTATAGACAAAAACAACAAACCTAAGAAAATAGGCACGTCTAATATTGATAAACAAAAACTTTCAGACGAAGTATTTTGGTTTATATTAGACAATGATGCATTACACAAAGAATTTGTTCTTCCTTTTGTGGCGCAATTAAAAGATACTATAACATCTGCAGATTTTAACAAAGAAAGATTTTCTAAAATGTGGGCACCTATGGTAGCCAAAGGATGCAGTTTATATCATAAAAAAGAAAAATTAAAAGATAATCCCAAATCGTTATTTGATCAAGAATTAAAAGACGGTCTGTGCCAGCAAATTTCTGACAAATTTATAGAAGAATTTCAAGAAAACATCTATCAAGTAGGGGAATACAAGGTATGATACTGTTAGAAGGCGGCAACGAATTTAAGTACCAAGATGGTACTAATGCTACTAAACAAAATGCATCTACTGATGATGTACAATCTGCTGTTCAAGCGTTGGGCAGAGAATTAGGAATAGATCTTATGAAGCATCTTGCAGGATCTGCAATATATCCTAATGCAGAAACTGGAGATGGTGATACTATATTGGATCCCACTGATTATCTCAAAGTTGATAATAGAGTACAAGATCCCAAAGAAGTACAAAATCAATTACGTGCATGGCTAGCACAAAAATTACAAAAAGCAGGTTATCAAGAGTTACCTAAAAAATCATTTGTATCGCAACCTAACAAATATTATAAAATATCCGGTGACGGTCTAACTGCATGTGTGCAAATACCCGGCGGCGAAGAATGGTTCCAAATTGATTTAGATATTGCGGAACCAGGTAAGGGCAAATTTACTCAGTGGAGTAAGCGCGGAGAACCAAACGAACCCGGTATGCCTAAAGATGCAAGAGCCAAAGGTGCGTATAGACACATTCTAAAAACTGAAATTGCAAAGGCTATCAATCCAGATTGGATGTGGAGTTACAAAGCAGGATTGGTAAGCAGAAGTACAGGTGGAGCAGTTATACCGGATAGCAATCCGCAAGATCCAGATGCTATCAGTAAAGCATTGTTTGGCGGTAAAGCAAGCGCATCTGATCTAGACAACATCAATGCAATATTAGCTAAGTTCAAACAATCACATCCCGACAAGTACAATGATGTTGTTGCCAAAGTCAACGACGGTTTAGTAAAATATAAAACTCAGTATAGACTAAAAGAAAGTTACACACCCGGTTCACGTGAATGGTTTAGACAAATGATGGATCAAGTTAAATGAAAATACGTGAACTATTATCAGAAGCAGCCGCAGTAGGTCGAAAGTATCAGCATATCGAAGACTTGGTGTTTACTAATGGTAGTGACGGTGGTGTTCATGCCGCTGAGAGGTTACGAAGTATGGCCGGACAGGGCGGAACTATTGAATTAAAATGGGACGGAAGTCCAGTTGTATACTGGGGGCGAGATCAGCAGGGCCGATTCAGTATGTTTCCAAAGAATGCATGGGAATATCTCAAGCGAGGCAAAACAGAATTAGACAACGGCGTTAAGACTGTTATGTATAGTCCCGAAGATATTAAAAACTTTATCTTAGGCACAGGTAAACCAGGTAGTGATGAGCAAGCTGCACAAAGAACAGCGTATGCTCAGGAACTGATGGATTTATGGCCCTATTTTGAAAAAGTAAGTCCTCGTAAGGGATATGTAGAAGGCGGATTATTATTTTATCCTAGTAAACCCGCAGTATTAAACCCAAAGACAGGTGAATACGATTTCACTCCAAACATTACTAGTTTTCACATACCTAGAAAATCAGAATTAGGAACACAGATATCAAAGGCCAAAGTAATGGTAGCTGTTACAGGCTATTATGATACACTAGGCAGTAGTGAAGAAGGTCGATACCCTAATGCTGAAAGTCTCAGCACTCCGGATGTTATTGTGCAGGGAACTACACACGTAAGTGAAGCACCAGGAATCGATGATCGATTGATCGACGACGCACAAGGATACATAGAAACTAATGCTGCTGCAATTGATAACTTTCTATCTCCTAAACCAGGATTAAGTAAGCCGGGCGATGTTCTCTACAAATTTTTTAATCAGAACTTAAGAGTTGCAGGAGTTAAAGAAAAGTTTAAAGATTGGGCAGCACAAAATTTATCTAGCGGGCAAGCAGCTAAGATTATCAACGACCCTGCATTAGACACTATATTAACTTCTGTAGAAAAATTAAGTTTAGCTAAGAGTGACCTGATTAAACGATTAAGTGCAGGAACGCACGGTGGTATTAGACAAACAAAACCTGAAGGTTATGTGCAAGCACATCCAGGTGGGCAGTTTAAGAAAGATTTGCCAGGTCAATTTGTAAAAGCAATTGATCAAGGAACATGGGCACCGAGGAAAGACTAACATGCTATTAAAGAATTTATTTGAAGAAATATCAGTCAACGGTAAAACCGCAGTGTTAGGATGGGGCCGTGGGATGGGACATAAAGGTCATATGTTATTAGCTAAGGCTGTCATACACCATGCACAACAACAAAATGCTAAACCGTTTTTTGTAGTATCAAGGACTAGTCTTGTAGATCCTGCAACAGGTCAACCATGGACCGACAAACCTACATTTACAAAGACTAAAGATGATCCGTTATCGCCCGAAGAAAAACTAGCAACATATCGTAAGGTATTTCCTCAAAATGCAGAAGTGTTTAGTGTGGCCACTCCAGATGCTAGTACATTAGATAAAGTGTTGGCTAAAATTGCTGGAGAAGGGTTTAGTAAGGTTATCCTAATTGTAGGAGAACAAGAAAAGGCATCTTTTAGCTTTTTAACTAGACCTGATAAGTCCGGTGTTCCTCCATATCAGCGAGCAGGATTAACAGATTTAGAAATTATTTCTAGACAAGATACAACAGAACCTAGCAGTGTAAAGGGTGGGCCGGAATATCAAGAAGGTCCTAGAGCTACTCCGATGCGCCAAGTGTTGCTAGATCCTAGCAAGAGTGAAGAAGAACAATTTGCAGTATGGCGTAGAGATATGCCTGATAATTTAAGTGATGAGGAAGTTAAAGACCTCATGCTTAAAGCTAAACAACGTATGGCTGCTGTGCCTGCAAGTAAAGGCAAGAAATCTGCCGTAGGTGAAGAGGCTGCCGGTGTTGGTGTTATTGCCAGTAAAAAGCAAGCAAAGGATCCTCGTTATAGCACAAGCCTGACTAAAGATGTACGACCAGGACAAGTAGAAAAAAATCTAAAAGCATTTAACCTTGCAGAGTTGTCTAACGATACACTAGCAAGATATAAAAAAGCAGCAGGGGCCGATGCCAGGAAGGCAGATGCAGAAGGCGACTATGCTCGAGGTAATAAACGATTTTCAGGTATTATTAAGGCAACTAAGAAGCAGTTTGCTAACGATGAAAAAAAGATAGCAGAAGGCAGAGCAGTAGAGCCAGATCCAAAAGGATATCAGAAAGATCTACTGACAACTCCTAAGAATTCATTAGTCATTGATACCCCGGGTGATTTAGATTGGTACAAGTTAGGACAGCATTATCCTACACTAGGCACCGATGATCCACATGAGTACGGTCAAGGTGACAGTGATATGGTAATAATTCCATACGATAAGAAAGAACTAATAGGGCTGAAGCAGAAATTAGATAGATTGAAAATGCGATATAAAGAGATCGGTGGGGGTCATGAACAGCCTGAGATACACGATAAAGTAGAAGAACGCAACAAACCCAACGATCCTATAGTTCGACAAATTCAACAGATGTTGAACGATAAATTTGGTGCTAATTTAGACATCGATGGCTATCTCGGACCATTAACTAAAAAATCTATTAAAAAGTTTTTACCATCAGCAAAAACTAACTCTGCACCTAAGCCTGGATTACCAACAGCAGTGCAGCCTATATCGGAAAGTGTAGATCCAAAAGTATCTATTGTATTCGACAAATACAATCCTCCTGATAAGGACAGTATAGATGGATGGAAAGTTGCTGCAAAAACAAAATACTGGATGGTTGGCACTAACAAAGTCAAAAAAGATCCTAAGAATCCACTACCGCACGAAGTTAAATTAGTATGTCTTGAAACTGCTATGCCTAGGGTAAAAGAACATTTAGAAATAGTAGATGATTGGTTAGCGTTGGCTGTTAAGGCTTATAAGAAATACGGAGATATAGAACTAGTAGTTTGCACAAGACATGATCACATTTTTAAAGAAATACTTAAAAATAACGGGCATGACGGTAAGCACGGATATTTTAATTTTGATAAAGTTACAAAAGTTGCAACACCTTACTATAGACATGACAAAGAGTTAAAACAAGCATTGATCAACAAAGACAAAACCGCGTTTAAACGATCTAGCGGAGTTTCTCCGGATAAAAGAATTGTTGCAGAACACAAAAGATATGAATACTTTGATCTACTTGAGAAGTTTATGATTAAGAGAGTACCCATTGTATCATTAAACGAATCAAAATTTTTACCATTAAATGAATCTATAGAATCGCAAATGGAAAATCTTATTAAACGTTTAGAAAATAAATAAACTACATTGGATTATAAAATGGAAGATTTAAAACAAGCTGCTAAAGTAGGATTCGCTAGTTCTTTTAGTTTTTACTTAAAGGCGCATTACTTTCACTGGAACGTAGAAGGCAGTGATTTTAAGCAGTATCACGATTTATTCGGCGGCATCTACGAAGAAGTATTTGAAAGTATCGACGTATATGCTGAACAAATTAGAGCATTAGATACATATGTTCCGGGTAGTCTTTCACGATTTAACATGTTGAGCCAAATTGACGATGCAGTCGAAGTAGCACCAAAAGAAAGAATGCTAGCGGAATTAATCGAAGACAATGAAAAACTAGTTAACATTTACAAACTTATCTTTGAATTATCTGAAAAATATAAGGAAGCAGGTTTTAGCGATTTTCTAGCCAGCAGAATTGATGCACATCGAAAGCATGGATGGATGTTAAAAGCCAGCAGTAAGGGCGTATAATGAGAGCAAAAGAATTCATCGATGAAGGCAAGAAGGGCACACTTACTAGTCGCCAACAGCAGCCAACTCGCGGCCTGCACAAATTTTCAGATGCAGATCGATGGAACGGTGATTATACACTATATAGATTAGGACTTGCAGTTGCAGGCACTGACGGGGAAATAGTACCAGACATGGACACTGAAAGCTGGATAGGAAAATCTAAATTAGCAGCACCGTATAGTAAAGCAGAAGAAGACATGTTAAAAATTGCATATAAGGTTGCAGGTGCAAATTATCAAGATTTAAATCATGGCGACTCAAACAGTCAAGAGTTAAAGAGCACAAATACAACAAGCCCTGTTGCAAACTGGATGAAAAAGAAATGAAAATAATAGATCTATTAGGCGAAAATCGATACAACCCCTTAGATTACGAACGTAATCAACAGGATCAAATGGACGCCAATAAACGTGATTTTAAACGTCGAGAAATGGAGCACGAGTTAGGTCACGAAGATCAACCCAATTTTGAAAAAAAGTTTAAATCAGTACCAGCCAATGGAGTGTATTTTTACAACGTGCAGCCAGGGAAAGAAGCTGATGCTGAAAAAGCAGGACTGTTCAGAACTAAAAGCGGCAAGTGGTATAGTCCATTCGAAAATCAACGTGCAAATATGTTCTTTGGTCGAGGAAAATTTTGGCAACCTAAATCTCAAGAAAGCGCAAGCGGCGGATCATCAGGTTCTGGTTCCGTAGCATCGGCTCCAGGAAATTCAGATAATCTAATAGTCTAAGGAATTTAAAATGATCAACGAACATAAAAAAGGTGTAAAAGCTGTAAAATACACTCTTAAAACAAAAAATCCAGTAGCCAAGGCTCACCAAACTGTAGGATCAGGATCTGGCGAGCATAAGGATAAAAAGAGATCAGCTGATCAAGTTCGTGGGCAAAAACATAAAAATAAAGAGCTTGCAGAATTTGCAGCACTGGCTCCCATTGCCGGAGCAGTAGGTAGAGCAGTTGTTGGAGGTATAGCAGCTAATGCATTAGCAAACAATAAAAAAAATGAAAACGTCGACGATGCAGAATACAACGACGAAGCAGGCATGGCTGACAACAATTTAGAAACTCTACATCGTGCAGTAGTAGGATTAGATGAATTAATCAATGCCGGCGATAATTTGCCTGAATGGTGTCAAGAAAAAATTGCAGTTGCTAAAAGCATGTTAGTTACAGTTTGGGATTATATGCAAAGTGAAGAAGATAGTTTGTCAGAAAGCTCCAAACAGGTTAACGAATTGTCTCCGGCAACATTAACTTCATATAAAAATAAAGCACGAGCCCAAGTACAAGCAAGTCCTGGAGCAACTAACTATAACGCACCAACTACTCCAAAAATTGCAAATCGTGCTCGTGGCGCAGTTAAAGCTGACAATCGTTTACATGGTTTTGGCCCTGTCAAGAAATCAACATCAAACAAAGAGCAAGGTGTGGCAGAAGAAAAAGTTAAAGGTGTGGACGGAAAGGCTTGTTGGAAAGGTAAGCGTTATGCCGGTAAGGTAAAGAAAGCCGATGGTACTTATAAAGATAAGTGTGTGCCTATGGAATCTAACTGGTACGAGTTAAGATTGCAGACAATGCTAAACGAAACTCTTAAGAAATGAGCGAATGGCGGCAAGTTAAAATAAATGCATCCCATCTGATAAAACCCTCAGATGATGATTGTATTTTGCCGCCAAACGATCCTGCATATGAATTAGCAAGAATGCAATATCTTGCGGGACTAGGTCATACTCCCCAACTTCAAGAAACTGTCGGTAACAATATAACGCACACCGCAGCAGAAAATGCAAGAATAATGCGAGAGAAAAACATAAGACCGGGAACACCAGAATGGTTCCAACTATGGTTTAGTTTGCCCTATCTTACTGGAGAGCGCAAACATGAAAGTGAATGATCTGTTAGAAAGCAGTCCAGTAAGTCCAGAAGGCAGTATAACTGACGATCTACTATATAGTAAAATCTGGATTGTTCAAACTCTAAAAAAACTTAACAAGACAAATTTCAGCACTGTATATATTTTAGGCAGTTGGTACAGTAACATGTCTATTATATTAAGCAAGCTAGGCATAACCGCTGATAAAATTATCAATGTAGACAAAAATAAAAAACATGTCGAATTAGGGAGGAAAATGGTTAGCGATGCTAACATTGAGATTCCTATAGAACACATGATAAAAGATGTAAATTTGTTAAATTACCAACAAATTGATCAAAACAGTATGGTTATCAATACCAGTATATTGGACATCGATGATTCTGCTTGGTGGGACAACATCCCCAAAGGAACTGTTGTTGTGTTACAATCAAGAAACGAAACAAATAATACACCACATGAAAAGTTATCCGATCTAGAAAACGATTTTCCTATGTCGGAAATTTTGTTTAAAGATACAGTTCAATTGGAAGATCCTGAAACAAAATATCACCGTTTCATGATAGTAGGTATAAAATAAGTTGACATTTAAATAGTAGCACGTTACAATAGTAACAAGGAGAACTACTATGAGCAAAGCATTCGGCGCCCCAGAGCAGGCAAAAATTAAACAGATCGTTTCGGAAGGAATGACTGTTATGCAGGAAATTCAAGACCTTACAGAAGGATTGAACGAAACTATCAAAGCAGTAGCAGAAGAACTAGAGGTAAAACCTAGTGTCATTCGCAAAGCAATTAAAATCGCACAAAAAGATCAATGGGATCAAGTATTCCGCGAATTTGACGATCTCGAAACTATTGTTGATATTGCAGGTCACGCTAACCGACGCGATGATTAATGAACAATATACTACAAGGAATCTTTTCTTGGATTCGAGATGACTTTAAGTCTTATCCTTTTCGCTTCACTATTGAGTTGGTTGCTTGGGCGATATCTATTGGTTGTTCAATTACAATGGCAGCAACAGTCCCAAATCCGCCGCTACTTATTCTATATCCTCTTTGGATTACAGGCTGCGCTATGTACGCTTGGGCTGCTTACACTCGTCGATCCTTCGGAATGCTCGCAAATTATCTTTTACTTACCACAATCGATGCTGTGGGTTTAATTCGAATGTTGATGTAAATATATAAGAATAAAGGTTTAACGAGCCACAAATCGTATTATGAAGGTTTGCCGGCCATAAACGGTAAGGAGAAAAAAATATGAGTTATGTCGACGCCATTTGGAATAAAGACAACGACGTCATTAAGATTGTCGAACGGGATCCAAAAAAAGGAAGAATATATCAGGAGTACCCTGCAAGATATATTTTTTACTACCCTGACCCTAAGGGAAAATATAGATCGATTCACGGCGAAAGCCTGTCAAAAGTGGTATGTAAAAACCACAAAGAATTTCAAAAAGAACAAAGAATCCACAGTAATCAACGACTGTTCGAAAGTGATATTAACGTAGTCTTTCGTACATTAGAAGAAAACTATCTAGGCAAAGAGCCTCCAAAACTAAACGTAGCGTTTTGGGATATTGAGGTAGACTTCGATCCAGAACGTGGATATGCATCACCCGATGATGCCTTCATGCCAATTACTGCCATTGCCGTTCATCTACAATGGTTGGACACATTAGTATGTCTTGCAGTTCCGCCCAAGACACTAACTATGGAACAGGCACAGGAACAAATTAAAGATTTTCCTAACACAATTCTGTTTGATAACGAAGCAGACATGTTAGATACATTTCTAAACTTAATTCAAGATGCTGATATTTTAAGCGGTTGGAACAGTGAAGGATTCGATATGCCTTATACTGTCAATCGAGTTACTAAAGTGTTGAGCAAAGAAGATACTCGTAGATTTTGCCTATGGGATCAATTTCCTAAGAAAAGGGAGTATGAAAAATATGGAAAAGCGGCTGTTACTTATGATTTGGTTGGTCGTGTTCATCTGGACAGTCTCGAGCTGTACCGCAAATACACCTATGAAGAACGCCACACATACCGATTGGATGCCATTGGAGAAATGGAAGTAGGCGAAAGTAAAACTGTTTACGAAGGCACATTGGATCAATTGTATAACAATGATTTTAAAAAGTTTATCGAATACAACAGACAAGATACTGCATTGCTGAATAAACTAGATAATAAATTAAAATTTATTGACCTAGCAAATACACTAGCACATGAATGTACAGTGTTGTTACAGACCACTATGGGTGCTGTAGCAGTTACAGAGCAGGCCATTGTAAATGAAGCACATCACCGTGGAATGATTGTTCCTAGTCGTAAGAACAGGGACGACCTTGTTGATACTCAAGCCGCAGGTGCATATGTTGCATATCCTAAAAAAGGTCTGCATGATTGGATTGGCTCAATGGACATTAACAGTTTGTATCCTTCAGTTATTCGTGCATTGAATATGGGTCCAGAGACTATTGTTGGACAGTTGCGTCAGGACTATACCAAAGCAGAAATTGAAACTAAAATTGCCAAGGGAAATAGTTTTGCAGCAGCATGGGAAGGCAAATTTGGAGCCAACGAATATGAATTTGTAATGAGTCAAGACAAGACGCACGACATCATTATTGATTGGGAAAACGGCGAAACTGATGTAATGAGTGGCGCTCAAATATTTGAGTTAATTTTTAACAGCGGCAAGCCCTGGATGCTCAGTGCCAACGGTACTATTTTCACACACGAACACGAAGGTGTTATTCCAGGATTGTTGAAACGTTGGTATGCTGAGCGTAAAGAGATGCAGGCAAAACTTAAAGCAGCCATTACTGCCGGTAATAAAATTGAAGAAGAATACTGGGACAAACGTCAGCTAGTTAAGAAAATTAACTTGAACAGTTTGTATGGTGCTATTCTTAATGCAGGATGCCGCTTCTTCGATAACCGTATTGGTCAATCTACCACTCTTACCGGTCGTGCAATTGCTAGACACATGGCTTCAAAAATTAACGAAGTAATTACTGGAGAATATGATCATGTAGGTAAGGCTATTATCTACGGTGACACTGACTCTGCATATTTTAGTGCTTATACTTCCTTAAGGAAAGAAATCGATAAGGGAGAAATTCCTTGGACCAAAGATACCGTTGTTCAACTATATGACTCTATCGCTAATGAAGTTAACGGAACATTTTCTCAATTTATGTTGGACTCATTTCACTGTCCTAAAAGTCGAGGAGAAGTTATCAAAGCTGGTAGAGAATTTGTAGCAATCAAAGGTATCTACATGACTAAGAAAAGATACGCAATTCTTTACTATGACAAGGAAGGAAAACGTCAGGACTTAGATGGCAAACCGGGCAAGATCAAGGCTATGGGATTAGATTTGAAGCGTTCAGATACTCCAGAATTTATGCAAGAATTCTTAACAGAAATTCTAACTAAGGTGCTTAATGGTGCTCAAGAAAAAGAAATTCTAGACCGTATTAGCGAATTCCGAACTGAATTTAAGGCCCGGCCAGGATGGGAAAAAGGAAGTCCAAAACGTGCCAACAACATTGCTGAATATCAAGCCAAGGAAGTAAAAGCTGGCAAAGCAAACATGCCCGGACACGTTCGAGCAGCTATTAACTGGAATACCTTAAAACGCATGAATGGTGACAAATACTCGATGGGTATTGTCGACGGCATGAAAGTTATTGTTTGTAAGGTAAAAGAAAATCCGTTAGGATACACTTCAGTAGCATATCCAGTCGATGAATTACGATTGCCTAAATGGTTTCAAGAATTACCATTTAACCACGCAGAGATGGAGGCAACTATTATCAATAACAAAATTGATAATTTAATCGGTGTGTTAGAATGGGATTTAGATTCCACAACTCAGACCAACACATTCGGTTCTCTTTTTACATTCGAATAATCTAAATGGCAATTTTAGGCAAAAAAATATTTGACATTGTTGCTAAATCTAAATAAACTAAACAAAAGGAATTAATCATGAAAGACATTTTACAAGATATCGTATCGCATACACACAATTTAGGTTTTCTTAACATTGTTAAGATTACTGGTGATGAAAAGAAAACAGCGATCGATTCAATGGCCGATGACCGTAGCGTTATCATGTATGCAGAGACTACTAATCCAAACCCAGATATGATTGGTGTATTCGGCATGCCACAACTTAACAAACTAAAGTATCATTTGGATTGCCCAGAATACAAAGAAGATGCAACTATCGAAGTTATTACTGCTGATAGAAACGGCGACACTATTCCAGTAGGACTGCATTTTGAAAATAAGACTGGCGATTTTAAAAACGACTATCGTTTTATGAACACTGACATCATCAATGAAAAACTTAAAACTATCAAGTTTAAAGGTGTTAAATGGGATGTAGAAGTAGTGCCTACACTGCAATCTGTTCAACGGTTTAACTTTCAAGCCAGTGCAAATAATGAGCACACTACATTCCTTGCCAAGACAGATAACGGTAATTTGAAATTTGTATTCGGTGATCAAAGCACACACGGTGGTGAATTTATTTTTGCAAGTGGAGTTACTGGTAACCTAAATAAAGCATGGACATGGCCGGTAAGTAGTGTGTTGAGCATCCTTAAGATTGCAGATTCTAATAATGCAAAAGTTAGTTTCTCAAACGAAGGTGCTATGCAGATCACCATGGATAGTGGTATTGCAACTTACAAGTATATTATTCCAGCACAGGCATGATAAAAGATATAGCCGGTGGTGCGTTTATTGAGGTAGGGGGTGGTACATCACCAATGCCTTACATTCCTACTAACATAGATAATCCAATGCAGGGTATGGTCCGTATTCATGGAAATGATTTGCAAGTATGGAGTGGAAGTAACTGGGTGCAAATAGCTGCCAGCTATACCACTATAAGTCTAAGCAGCAGTGCCCAATCTGCAATATCATGGGCAATGAATAAAATATCTGAAGAAGCGGCATTGGAAAAATTGTCAGAAAGTCATCCTGCTGTTAAGGCAGCATATGAAAATATGAAACGGGCCGCTGAACAATTAAAAGCAACAATAATATTGAGTAAAGATGAGCAAACAACAACTTAACCTAACACCACTACAGAAAGACTATGCTGTGTATTTGCCAGCAATTAGTAGTTTCTATAGTACATACATCGCTAAACAAAGGCTTGAAAAGTTTATTTCTGACGATCGAATTCCAGCAGGATTTGATCGTGGCATTGAAGGTATGAACTTTCTAAATCCTGAAGAAGGATATTTCACATATAAGTATGGTCTGTACTCTGCGGGTCACGCACAGTTAGACTTACAAAAGAGTATGACGCAGGAGTCAATGATCCAACAACGTGATCGCGGGAATACAATGATTCTGGGAGACTCCGGCGGATACCAAATTGGTAAGGGCGTTCTTAAGTTTGACTGGCTCGACTTTGAAGGCAAAGAAGCTACTAAAACTCGTCAAAAGATTCTTGAGTGGTTAGAACTAACTGCTGATTGGTCAATGATGCTAGACGTGCCTACTTGGGCATGTGATCACATTCACAGTCCTAAGACTGGATTGAAAACATTTGAAGACTGTCTAGACAAGACACGATTCAATAACGATTACTTCCTAATGAATCGTTTAGGTCATACTAAATGGCTTAACGTTCTTCAAGGCGGTGATTGGGACACTGCTGAAAAGTGGTATGCAGGTGTAAAAGAATTTAGCGACCCTAAAGGCAAGTATGCAGGGCGTGAAGCAGAAGGTTGGGCCTTTGGTGGTGCTAACATGTGCAAGATGGATATTACTCTCAAGCGTATGATGACGCTTAGAGAAGATGGTTTGCTGAAGGGCAAAAACTGGATCCACTTCTTGGGTACAGCGCAACTTGACTGGAGTTGTTACTTAACGTTAATTCAAAGACAAATTAGGAAACATATCAATGAAGAGCTTACCATATCTTTTGACTGCGCCTCACCGTTCATCGCAACAGCGCACGGACTTGTCTACACAAACGCAGTCCACACGCCAAAAAGGTGGAGTGTTATTATGGACAAGGCCCCAGACAACAAAGCACTTGCAGGAAGCGACATTCCATTCCCATTCGAATCGTCAATCGGCAGACGCTTAACAATGGCAGACATTGCCTATTATGATTTAGGCAAACGCAAAACTGATGCAGAGTTAAATGGTGCTAAGTTTGATCACTTGAATACAGAACACTATCATGTTGTGCCTAGACTTAATAAACTAGGTAAGATTCCTAATAAAACATCTTGGGATAGTTTTGCCTATGCATTAATGATGGGTCACAATGTAGAATGTCATATTGTTGCTGTACAACGTGCTCAACAGTTAATGGACATTGAAATTGCAAAGACTAAAGATAAGTTAACTTGGAAACATTGGAAGAAGGTCAAAGCTAGCGATATGAGCGACGAGTACAGTGATTGGGTTCCACGTAACATTTTGTATTTTAGTTCTTTTATCGAAGATCTATTTAATACTAAATCCAAAGAAGAAGCATTTGCCATTATCGACGATGCTGGCCCATTTTTACGCAGTTTGGAAGGATCTCGTTTGCAAGGTGGACCTGCCCAAAATACTTTCAATGGACTGTTTGAAATCGAAACGGTTACCAAATCTGCAGAAATCGATTTAGAAAATCCGGACGATGACGAGCTACGTGCATTAGAAAAAAGTATTGACATCTAATATAAAGTCTGCTATAGTTAACATATGAAACGAGATTATGATACTGGTATTAAAGAAGAAGTGATATTCTTTACTGGCACCGAAATTGAACATACTCCTGCATACGGACTCAAAACTCTGTTTGTAGTAGGTGTTCAACCTGTAGAAACTATTGCTATAAACTTGCAAGGTTGCGAGCATATTTTCTTTGGTGCAAATCACAGCTTCAATCCTGCCTTCAATGATTACGACGGTTGGAAGGCCTGGGAAGATATGATCGAATTCTTCCTAGAAAAAGGTTATCTATGCAGTCTTGACATTCCACTAAGTGCAGTGGAAGAATTTCACGATGGCAGTCTAAACGAACATTCAAATTTTATTCCTCAAATTCGTGTGCCTATTCCATATGTAAAACTTTGGAATTATAATACGATGATTAAAATTGACGACAAAGATTTTAATGCAACTAACCCTGGTGTGTGGAGTCACAGTTTGCACACACTAATGGATCGTAAAAATTTTACAGACTGGTCACAATATAAAAACGATAAGATTATCAAATGACAAATACATATATTAAAATTCGTACTGAATTTCAAGGATTTCACTTTTATCCGAACGCAGGATCAATTGATCCTCGTATTCAGTTTTTAGAAAACGAACATCGTCACATGTTCAAAGTTGAAGTAAAAATTTCAGTCACTCATCTTGATAGAGAATTAGAATTCTTCCTTGTCAAGTGGGCATTACAAGATTTTATCAAAGCAGGTAATCAAAATCATAAATCCTGCGAAATGATAGCAACAGATATTTTGCAGAACCATTTAATTCCCTCATACGGAACTAATCGATCTTACGAGATTGTAGTCTCCGAAGACGGCGAATCAGATGGTATTGTAGAGTATATTCCAACTTTATCAACAACTTCCAATTAAGGAAAAAACATGGCACAACCTGCCTATATTCAAAAAACTCTCCGCATGAAACCCGAAGTATCTAAAATCTTCGACGACTTAGAAGCATGGCTCGACCACTGCCGATTTAATCTATTAGATTTTAATCCTGCAGACTTATATCGCTCTCAAGAGTATCGGTATTTTTCAAATCGTGGTAAGCCGCGTGAAGGATACAAGGGTAAGAACCCACGCTACGAAAATCGAAACAATGGCGAACGTTTTTCTAATTGATTTAGAGGCTGTTTCCACTCGCTATACAGGTGAGTGGAAACTTCACGTTCCTTCTCTACTTAAAAAGGCAGGACACAATGTTCAAATTATCTCTGGCCCTACAGATATTCCTGCTGCCACTACGCCTGGTGCTTTCCTTAATTTTGGCGGTACCAACATATATAAGGCAGCACAGGTTGAACACATGGGTAGGCTATTTTGCAACGGAGCCGTTTGCCCAGGTGATCATTTTGTATTCACTGATGCTTGGCACCCTGGTATCATCAATCTCAAATACATGGCCGGGCTTCTCGGAATTCCTGTAACTATCCACGCTCTTTGGCATGCTGGCAGTTATGATCCCCAAGACTTCCTAGGACGTCTTATCGGGGATGCTCCTTGGGTACGTAATGCCGAGGCTAGCTTCTTCCATGCTATTGATCACAACTACTTTGCTACAGACTTTCATATCAATTTGTTTCTAGAAAATTTATTAAAAGTCGATGCTCGAACAGGTCGTATTCGCTATATGGCTAATGGTGATATTGTACGAACAGGATGGCCTATGGAGTATATGGACAATACTTTGACAGCATACAAGAACATGCCTAAGCGTGATCTTATTCTGTTCCCGCATCGTATTGCTCCAGAGAAACAAGTTGAGATCTTCCGCAATCTAAAAGAACATTTGCCACAGTATGAATTTGTTGTTTGTCAGGATCAACAACTGACTAAAAATGAATATCATAATTTGCTAGGCGAAGCTAAGTTAGTGTTTAGTGCTAATCTACAAGAAACTTTGGGCATTAGTTGCTACGAAGGTGCGTTAGTAGATGCTATTCCTATGGTGCCGGACAGACTAAGTTATACTGAAATGTATTATGATACTTTTAAGTATCCTAGTAAATGGACTGAATCGTTTGCAGCATATGAAGAACATAGGCCTAATCTATGTTTTGCTATTATGCAACACATGGACAATTATCATAGCAGGGTTCCTACTATTCGCAAACAAGTTGCCGATCTAACTGAACGATTCTTTAGTGCAAATAAATTATTGGAGAATTTAAAATAATGTTTAAAGAAAAAACAAAAATAGGAATCGTAGGATTAGGATTTGTAGGTACTGCTGTTCGTGACAGTTTAGATGATTTATTTTGCGAATTGGTATTAGTTGATCCTCCAAAAGGACTGCCTAATACCTATAAAGATTTAGAAGATTGTGAGGGAGTATTTGTATGTGTACCCAGCCCATCAAAAGATGACGGAAGCTGCGACACTACTATTCTCGAATCAGTATTAGAAGAATTGAAAGACTTTGCAGGTGTCATCATTAGTAAAACTACTGCACCTCCAAACGTATACGAACGTTTATCAATAAAACATAAAAATTTAGTTCATGCTCCGGAATTTTTAACGGCTGCAAATGCCAGTAGAGATTATGCACATGGCAAATTTGCCATCATCGGTGGTTCAATTCCTGCTTGGATTAGAGAAGCAGAACGTCTTATTAGAATGGGACAAAAACTATTAACAGATATAAAATATTGCACACCGGCACAGGCAAGTTTTGCCAAATATACAATTAACTGTTTCTTAGCTACCAAAGTTGTGTTTATGAATGAGATATTTCAATTGTGCAAAAACACAGGAGAAGATTATAATAAAATTGCAGAATTAGTGCAATTAGATCCTCGACTAGGAAATAGCCATTTTAGAGTCCCAGGTCCAGATGGCGCATTAGGATTTGGCGGTATGTGTTTTCCTAAAGACACGTCTGCATTAATAAGATATGCAGAATGTCATGATGCAAATCTCAACGTAATAGACTCCGCAGTAAAAAAGAATTTACTGCTGAGGTTGACCAACTTGCCTAAATAAAGTTACAATGTACAAAAGTCATCCACGACAATAACTCGGAGAAATTATAATGGATACAAGTAAGAACCTATCGCAGGTAATTCGTAATAGAATGCGTAGCGATAACAAACGTTTCTGGGCAGGAGACAACATTAGCGAATATGTTGATGACAATGTGTTGCCAGAACTAATTGACGAAGCAACTGCGGCATTTGAACAAGTGCTAGATACATTGCTAATTGATCGTGAAAATGATCCTAACTCAAAAGGTACAGCACGCCGGTTGGCTAAAATGTATTTCAACGAAATAATGGCAGGTAGATATGAACAAGCACCAGACGCAACAGCATTTCCAAATGATTCGCAGGACCGCTACGAAGGTATGCTGGTTGTTCGTAGTGAGCTTCGCAGTATGTGTAGTCATCATCACCAACCCGTTAGTGGCGTTGCTTATATTGGCATTTTGGCTGCTAACAAACTTATTGGATTATCAAAGTACACACGAATCGCCCAGTGGTGTGCAAGACGAGGGACTCTCCAGGAGGAACTTTGTAATGATATTGCTAGGGAAATCCAAAAAGCAACAGACGCAACAGACGTAGGCGTTTATGTACAGGCTGTTCATGGATGCTGTGAGAATCGCGGCATCATGGCACATAGTTCATTGACACAGACTACTGTGTTAAAAGGTGCATTTAAAGACGATCAAAGTACAAAGAAAGAATTCTTTGATAACATTAAATTGCAACAAGACTTTGCTCCGAGGTAATATTATGGCATTTTGGATTGTTAAAACACACTATAAAAAATCATGCGAACAGCATGAACACTATGTTCAACGCAACGGCACAGGGCGAATTACGGTTAAAGACGGATACCGTTTTTGTACTTTCAGAGTAGAAACTGAAGACGATAATTTTCCAGAGTTTGAGTTTGTTCAAGTACCCGGCGGCGATGGTAAAACTGACAGCTTAGATATGTATTCATGCGAAGCTAACAACATTATCAGTTCCGAAATGATCGATATGTTCGATGGCGGTTGCTGGGGTGATACAGAAATTGAAGGCATCGAAGATGACAACGAAATTGAAGAGTTACAAGAATTTATTGACGAAAACGGTGCTTATGCGTTAGAAGATGAAGGTGATTGGTACTTGGAAGATACCGAAGTTTATATCTGGGGCCCAATTGAAGTTACCAACGAAGACGACGAAACTAATATTCGTATTATCATTGCAGACGAAGATGGCAATGTAAGTGATTTCAAGGAAGACTAATGTCTAAAGTTTATCTAATTAAACCGTTACATAAGAAAAGCATTTGCTGGCACATTGAAATGTTCCGCGAAAATGCGGACGGTAGTATCAGTTGGTTTAACATTGATGATCACTATCGTTGGGGACAAGGCTTTGTTGAAGAAGAACTTGACTGCAATTTGCCTTACGAGGGAGACGAGCAGGCCCATGCTAAAACAGATTGCGGCTGGGGTGCAGAATTAGATGACCAACATGCTTGTTGGTTCGATTTTAGTGATGACATTAGCGAAGAAGAACAAGAAGAAATTAAGCGGTGTTATTTAGAAGGCGATGGTAATGAAGAATTTGAACGATCAGGTGCTGCCTGGTTATTTGATGCAGAGCACGATTGGCAACTCGAAGATGAATATCTAGTAATCGATGCTCCGTATCAAGTAGATCTATGTGAGGACGACGGTACTGTAATCGAAGAAAATGTTAAATTAAAATCAAGGCCTGCTCCTAGCAATCAATGGCCTTTTTAAAAAGGAAAAATAATGGCAACACGTAAAAAGAAATCAGACAGTGCAATTTTGGACATGCCCGGAACTACAGGTTCTGCTAAAATTATTCTGCCCAAAGTGGAAAAGGGCAGTCATTTAACTGTGACTACATACCCGGACGGTCGCACTGAATTAGAATGGGACGACGAAGCATTGACAAGAGACGTCAGAGCTGCTATACTAAAAGCGGAAAGCGCAATTCCCGCAAAAACTACCACTCGTAAAAAGAAAGCAATCAAAGATGAAGGTTCTGCTTAAACTTCTAGAACTGCTAGATCGGAAACGTATTGTAATGGATCGTGTGAACAGCGAACCTTACTTAGAACGTTACTATCTCTTTCTTAAAGATAGGAAGCGATTTCCATTCAATGTATTCTTACACAAGTTTCTTAAGTCAGATCCAGATGATGTACATGATCATCCATGGCCTTACGCTACTCTAATACTTAAAGGTGGTTATTATGAATGGACTCCTAACTTTGATTCACAAGGTGCCAAGATCAGTGAAACACGGCATTGGCGTGGTCCTGGGCACTTCCGTATTTGCCCTGCTAATAGCTATCACCGTGTTGAGCTTAAAGAAGGAACAGACTGCTGGACAATGTTCATGCCTGGTCCACAACGTAGAGAATGGGGTTTCCTAGTAAACAACAAATGGGTACACAATGAAACGTACCTAACAGAAAGAGCAAATAATGGATAATAAACTACACGAAGTAATGAACATCCTCAGTGAGGAATGTGCAGAAGTAATTCAAGCAGTAAGTAAATGTCACCGATTTGGTTTAAACAATTTTAAACCCGGTAAGCCGTTGACTAATGCACAGCACTTAGAAGGTGAAATTGGGGATGTACTTGCTATGGTAGATCTGTTAAAATCTTATAGTATTATAACAGAAGAAGGTCTTAACACTGCCAAGCAGGCTAAGATCGAAAAATTAAAACAATGGTCAGGAATTTATGAATAAAATTAAAATATCAGAACTTTTTTACAGTATTCAAGGTGAAGGAAGGTACATGGGAGTACCTTCCGTCTTCTTACGTACATTTGGATGTAACTTTAAATGTCAAGGGTTTGGCATGTCTCGCGGAGAATTGAGTGCAGAAGCCGAAGACATTGCAAAAGCTCACAAGATTACACCCTATGCAGACTACAAGATGTTACCACTAGTTAGTACAGGTTGTGACAGCTACGCCAGCTGGATGCCCGAATTTAAAGATCTAAGTCCTATGCTGACTACTGATGCTATTGCAGATCGTATTATGGAAATTATTCCGCACGGTGAGTGGAAGGATGAGCACTTGGTTATCACTGGAGGTGAGCCATTGTTAGGTTGGCAAAAAGCCTATCCAGAACTTCTGAATAATCCAAAGATGGCAGGTCTCAAAGAGATTACATTTGAAACCAACGGCACTATGCGTCTAACAAAAGAATTTAAAACATATTTAGGTATGTGGCAAAATCAAGACCATAAGCTAGAAAGAGAAGTTACATTCTCAGTTAGTGCCAAACTTCCATGTTCCGGAGAACCGTGGGACGATGCTATCAAACCAGATGTTGTTTGCAATTATGAAACTGTAGGCACTGTATATCTAAAATTTGTTATTGCTACTGAACAAGACTTTGCAGATGCTGAATGTGCTATCGGTGCGTATCGTGCTGCCGGATTCAAAGGTCATGTATATCTAATGCCAGTTGGTGGAGTAGAAAGTGTCTATTCCCTAAACAATCGACGTGTGGCAGATTTGGCCATGCGAGCAGGCTTGCGATATAGTGATCGTTTACAAGTTCCATTGTTTAAGAATGAGTGGGGTACATGATGAAAAAATTTATTAAAAAAATATTCGGAATTGATAAACTAGAGCAGGCTACTGTCGAAGCAGAAAAAAAACTTCAGGAAGCTACTGAAAGAGCTGCCAAAGTAATTGCAGATGCCGCAGAAGCAGAAAGATTATCTAAACTGAGTCCAAAAGAGTTAGCAACCGAACGCAATGAATCTTATATTGCTGTATTGGATACCAAAGTCAATAAGGACAATGTTAAGAATGGATTTTTTGAACTTGACTGGAACGAGCTTTTTATAGTAGAATTAAGACTAGCAGGTTATTACGGTGAAACAGATGAAGAAATTGTCGACAAATGGTTTCAAGATTTGTGCCGGAATATCGGAGCTGAATCAGGAGTTGATATGGACCGGAGAGGTTCGGGCTATATCAATGTTAACAACTTAGGCCAAGGCAAATCAGAGATCAGCTAATGACATATATTCTAGTAGATACAGCAAATACATTCTTTCGTGCAAGACACGTAGTTCGAGGCAATGCCGACGAAAAAGTCGGCATGGCTATGCATATTATTCTTAACTCGGTTAAGAAAGCATGGAAGGACTTTAACGGAACTCATGTTATCTTTGCATTGGAGGGGCGTAGCTGGCGAAAGGATCACTATGCACCTTACAAAAGACAACGAGCCGAAGCTAGAGCAGCACACAGCCCTAGAGAAGCAGAAGAAGAAAAACTGTTTTGGGAAACATTTGATCAATTTAAAGACTTCATTGAAACTAAAACTAATTGCACAGTTCTTAGACATGCACAACTAGAAGCAGACGATCTCATTGCAGGTTTTATTCAAAGTCACCCGAATGACAATCATGTAATTATTTCAACAGACGGAGATTTTGCACAACTAATTGCTCCTAATGTGAAACAATATAACGGAGTATCGGGTGTCACAATAACACACGAAGGATATTTTGACGAAAAAAATAAACCTGTTATTGACAAAAAAACTAAAACAGTTAAGCCTGCTCCTGAACCAGAATGGATGCTTTTTGAGAAGTGTATGCGCGGTGATACAAGCGACAACATCTTTAGTGCATACCCAGGTGTAAGAGAAAAGGGCACAAAGAATAAAATAGGTTTGCGCGAAGCATTTTCCGATCGTGACAACAAAGGCTACAATTGGAACAACATGATGTTACAACGTTGGACTGACCACGAAGGTGTCGAACAGCGAGTTAAAGAGTGCTACGAACGCAATAAATTGCTGTGCGATTTGGCTGCACAGCCCGAAGAAATTCGAAAAATTATTAACGAAACTATCACTACAGAATTAAACAAAGAGAAAAATATCTCACAAGTAGGAATTAGATTGTTAAAATTTTGTGCAGAATATGATTTACAACGAGTTAGTGATAATGTGCAGGCATATGCAGATGCACTAAATGCAAGGTATACAAAATGAATGCAGTTGCTAAAGTATTAGTCCCAAATAAAATTTGGATAGTCGAAGACGGTGGAAAGAAACTAGGAACTTTGAATAAAGAAAAGAAAGGTTTTAGTTTTTATCGACGCGGAGAAAAGATAGATCTAGTATCAAAAGAAGATATTAAAAATCAATTTGGTGACGATGTAACTAAGGAAGTTGAAAAAATCGTCAAAGTATCTAAGACTAAAACTACTACCGAAAATAGTGTTTACGAATTTTTATGTAGTAGCAAACCACATAATCCTGTATATAATATTAAGAAAAAACTTCCAATCTATTCTAAGAGCGGCAAAAGTAAAAGTTTATATTGTGCAGGATATTATGTTATACAGTTTCGAAAAGGTTGGGTTAAAAGTTTCTGTCCTAAACTGATTACATTAGAACGGTATGCATTTAAAGGCCCTTTTAAAACAGAAGAAGATATGAAACAAGCACTAGTGCAGTTGAGCAAAGATAAATGAATAATTTAAACACATTTCCAATAGAAATCTTTTTAGAAAAGGCCAGAATTGCCTTAAAAACTAATCAAAAGAGTCTAAATTTAGACATAAAAGATGTAGAAGCATTGTATGATTGTCTTGCGGTAACTATGACACGGTTAGCCAATACTAGCCAAATTGGACAAACTGTACAACAAATTGACGGAAACATTTCTATTAAAATGGACGGCGGTCAACTTTAATCAAACTTCTAATAAATATATGCGTATAAAATCGGAGATACGCATATGTCTAGGCCTAAGCCAAAGGTATTATTAGAAGTTACAAATAAAAAAACCTATAAAACAGAACAGGTTTTAGAGGCTGATGCTATCTGGGCTGTATTCTATAAACTAAAACCTGTAAACTTAAAAACAACCAGTATTATTGCCCAACAATTGGGTCCTAAATATAAAAAAGTAAGTTTTTCAAATAGCGGACATGCATTTAATCTTGCTGAAAAACTTAATAAATTATTCAATTGCAAAGACTTTGCAGTGGTTAAGTTGACTACCGGAGAACAGGTAGATTTAAATGGATCAAAAGACTCAATTAACTAAGACTCTTCTTGAACAACTAGAGATTTCAACTGACCAAAAATCATTAAAAGATTGGTACAGACTTTGGTGGGTAAACCCAAGGCCTAATAATTTTCAAAGTATGCGCCTAACTGATAGAGGGTGTGAGGATTTTGAAGAGAAATTAAAATTAAAAACATATAAAATTATATTCCCAACACCTTTAGAAACTGTTACAAATCAATTTATTTTAGATCTAGAAAGATTTATAGACGGTCCGTATTTTGTTTCCAGAAATTATATCAAAGTGTTTACGGAAAAAATGGCTATCCAATTGGTACTTTTTAGCGGAGATCTCCAAAAGTACACACTAGCTAAAACAATGTCGCAAAAAAACAACAGTTCTAACTCTTGACAACTTTCAATATTTCAGCTACAATAGTAACAACTTAACAAGTTTCCGTCCGCTGTTTAATTTTTGAAAGGTATAAAATGGCTGAAAAAATGAGTGCTAATCGCACCGTTACCCCAAACGAAGCAAAACGTAGTCTTCGTAAATGTGTTAAAATCCAACGTCCCGTGTTTATGTGGGGTCCCCCAGGTATCGGTAAGTCTGATATTGTTAAACAAATCGGTGACGAATCTGATCGCGAAGTTATTGACGTTCGACTGTCATTGTGGGAACCTACCGATATCAAAGGTATTCCATATTACAATTCCAATTCTAATACAATGACTTGGGCCCCTCCAGCAGAACTGCCCACTGATCCGGAATCTACTGCAATCTTGTTCTTGGACGAGTTAAATTCTGCGGCTCCTGCTACACAGGCGGCGGCATTCCAGTTGGTGCTTAATCGTCGTGTAGGTACTTATGTACTGCCCAAAGGTGTTGCAATTGTTGCCGCAGGTAACCGTGAAACTGACAAGGGTGTAACTTATCGTATGCCTGCTCCGTTGGCTAATCGTTTCGTCCACTTGGAACTTAAAACTGATTACGAAGATTGGATGCAATGGGCTACTAACAATCGTGTTCACGAACAGGTTGTTGGTTATGTTGGTTTTGCAAAACAAGATCTTTACGACTTTGATCCAAAGAGTTCAAGCCGTGCATTTGCCACTCCACGTAGCTGGTCATTTGTTAGCGAGTTGTTGACAGATGACGATCTAGATGAAGGCACATTGACAGATCTAGTAGCTGGTGCTATCGGTGAGGGCCTTGCTGTTAAGTTTATGGCTCACCGTAAGGTTGCTAAACAAATGCCTAAGCCCGAAGACATTTTGTCGGGTAAGGTAGCCAAATGCGATATCAAAGAAATCTCTGCAATGTACTCTTTGACCATTAGTCTGTGCTACGAGCTTCAAGAGGCTGACCGCAAGAAGGCCAAGAACTGGGACGAAATGGCAGACTGCTTCTTCAAATTCATGATGGATAATTTCCCAACTGAATTGGTTGTTATGGGTGCTAAGGTTGCATTGACTAATTACAACTTGCCATTTGATGCCTCAAAGTTGAAGCATTTTGATAAGTTCCATGACAAGTATGGAAAATACATTATCCAAGCAATGGAAGGATAAAATTGGGCCCTTCGGGGCCCTTTTTACTTGCTATTTTTTCATTTTGAGTATATAATTGTTATTGCTTTGTAAAGGAATATATCATGTCTAACACTGTAATGAAACAGGAAAAAGTTAAAAAGTCTGCCGCGCCAAAAGAATTTTCTCCAGCAGAAAAAAATAAAATTCTGGATAAGCTAATTACAGCACGAGTAGGTCTGCTGTTGCGTCATCCTTTCTTTGGCAATCTTGCCACTCGAATGCAACTGATTGATGCATCTGACTGGTGCTCAACACTGGCTACAGATGGTCGCAATTTTTATTACAACAACGAATTTGTTGACAAACTCAAACCCAAAGAAGCAGAGTTTGGCTTTGCACACGAAGTTCTTCACAATGTGTTTGATCACATGGGACGCCGCGAAGGCCGTGATCCCCAACTGTCTAATATTGCGGCTGACTATGCGGCTAACCAAATTCTTAAAGATGAGAAGATTGGCGAAGTGCCTAATTTCATCAAGATCTATCAAGACAACAAATACCGAGGCTGGAGCTACGAACAGATTTATAATGAGCTGTACGAAAAAGCTGAAAAGATTGATTTGAGTCAACTTGGCGAATTGCTCGACGAGCACCTGGACGGTGAAGGCGATGGTGATAGCGAAGGAGAAGATGGAGATAAACAAGGCAAGGGTCGTCCTACATTGACTGCCGAAGAAAAGAAACAGATCCGTGACGAGATCAAAGAGGCTATGATTGCGGCGGCACAAAGTGCAGGCGCTGGCCGAGTACCTGCTTCCCTTCAAAGACTTATTACAGATTTTACAGAACCTAAAATGGACTGGAGACAGATGCTTCGAATGAATATTCAAAGTATTATGAAGAGCAATTTTAGCTTCAGTCGTCCTAACCGCAAGAGCCAACATTGCGGAGCCATCTTGCCAGGCATGATGAATGAAGAAACTATCGATGTATCTGTAGCAATTGACATGTCAGGGTCTATCTCAAATCAACAGGCTATGGATTTCTTGAGCGAAGTCAAAGGTATTATGGATGAGTATCAAGATTTTAAACTAGATCTTTGGTGCTTCGATACAGAAGTGTACGGATATAAACAGTTCACAGGCGACACTGCCGATGAAATTATGGAATACGAATGCAAAGGTGGCGGTGGAACAGATTTTGATGCCAACTACGATTTTATGAAACATGAAGGCATTGAACCAAAACGTTTTATTATGTTTACAGACGGGTATCCTTGCGGCAGTTGGGGTGACGAAAATTATTGCGAATCATTGTTCATTATTCACGGAAATGATTCCATAATTGCACCATTCGGCCAGACCGCGCACTATAAATAAAAGACGTATAAAGTAGGTATATTATGGCATTAATAAGAGGAACAGTTAATCCGTTAAATGTTCTAGGGGTGCGTATTGTTACGCACATACCTTTTCATTTTGCAAAAACGTATACCGAAAATACGAGATATATGGCAGAGATCGACCAATGGATTTATGTTAATTTAAACAGTCGATACTGTGTCAAAAAATCTCATATGTTAGATAAAAATAGTAAAATAGCAGAAGTATGCGAAATTGGGGTCGAGGATCCTAAAGAGCTTACTATGTTAAGTTTAGGATGCCCGTTCCTATATAAAAATTAAGGAGATATTATGGAAAATCAAGAAACTCAAGAAACCCAACAGCCGCAAGGCCCAGATCTTACAATTACAGATCTTCAAAATATTAGAGCTATTATTGACGCCGCAAGTCGTCGTGGTGCTTTTAATGCCGGTGAAATGGCCGCTGTGGGTAATACGTTCAATCGTCTAGATGCATTTTTAAATGCTGTGGCACCGGCTGAACAAGCACCTACAGAATAAATTAAAAAGGAAATAACATGAAACATGTTGGTAAAATGAAAAATAACTCTGCAAGAGTTGCAGTAGTGTACAGAACACTACCTGGAGATCATACTAGTTGTCTTGTTGTAGGAACTCACGGACTCGGCGACAGTTATCACGATACGTTGATGAATGTAATCGAAGGCGACAGCGGGCAACAAGCAAACGAATTAGCCGATATTCTTTCGGCTAGAAGATTTCCAGATGGATCTAACATGTTAGGTTATCTTCACTCGAACAAGCACCTTATTAAAGTAAAAACAAGTATGGTGATGATGACTCCGGATGCACAAACACAAATTCCGTTAGACGAGCTAAATGCAATCATTGCAGATCAAAAAGGAATTTCTCTAGAAGATCTTGCAGTGTCAGATGGTGCTCAGAAAAAAGCAGAAAAGAAATCTGTTGCTAAAGAAGAGTCCTCTATTGTTATTACAGACGATACTGGTCAGAGTCTAGACCTAAGTCCCGCAGAATTGAGAAGTAAGGCTGATGCATTGTTTAAGCAAGCTCAACAACTTCGAAAGAAAGCAGACGAAATCGATCCTCCCAAGAAAAAAGAGAAAGTAGAAAAAGTCGTTGCAGAATGATCAACTGTATTGTGGCAGTAGAGCGTAGTCAGGGTATTGGATTTAATGGTCAAATGCCCTGGCCTCACCTTAAAGGTGATATGCAATGGTTTAGACAACTAACTACTGGTAATGTTGTTATCATGGGATCAACTACATATGACAGTTTAGGTAAATCGTTACCCAATCGTGTCAACGTAGTAATCAGTAGAAAACGTGAATTAGGCGATCATACGTTTAGCGACTGCGGAGAAGCATTAGATTTTTGTTCAGTAGAGTACCCCGATAAGGATATATTCATCATTGGCGGAAGTGCCGTTTATCAGCAATACTTAGATATTATTGATAGATTTTATGTAACAGAAATTGATGCCGACTATGAGTGTGATAAGTTTTTTGATCTTTCTTATGTAAAAGAAAACTTTACAAAAGTCAAAGAACATGCTACAGTTACTGATCCAGTAAGATATACAATGAAAGAATATAACATATGAAACATCCAGAACACGCTTATCTAAATGCACTAAAAGATATTTTAGAATCCGGAGAGCACCGGCCAGATCGTACAGGTGTAGGAACTATCAGTAAATTTGGAGTGCAAATGCGTTTTGATTTAGCGGCTGGATTTCCGGCCGTTACTACTAAAAAACTCGCATGGAAGGCAGTAGTATCTGAATTACTTTGGTTCATCGAAGGCAGTGGTGATGAGAATCGTTTGAGAGAAATTTTACACGGTGAACGTTACACTGACAAGAAAACAATTTGGTCAGACAATGCAACTGCACCTTATTGGGTAGAAAAACGACTTCAGCGACACGCCGGCGATCTAGGTAGAATTTATGGAGTTCAATGGCGCAAATGGCGTAAACCTTTGGTACGTATTAACAAAGTTGTATTACAAAATCACGATCAGTTGATTGAATTAATTAACGGAATTAAGGAAGATCCTTACAGCCGAAGACATATTATTTCAGCATGGAATCCCGGAGAACTAGACATGATGGCTTTGCCGCCCTGTCATATGATGGCTCAATTTTATGTTAGCAACGGTAAACTAAGTTGCCAAATGTATCAGCGTAGTGCAGATATGTTTCTTGGCATGCCTTTTAATATTGCATCTTATGCATTATTCACTCATATGGTTGCACAAGTATGCAATTTAGAAGTTGGTGAATTAATTATTGCTGTTGGAGATGCGCACATCTACGAAAATCACGTAGAGCAAGTAAAAGAGCAACTATCTAGAAAGCCCTTGCCGTTGGCCGAACTTAAATTAACTGACGATATCGATGTTATCACACACTTCGAAATGTCCGATATTACATTAGAAAATTATCAAAGTCACGAGCCAATTAAGGCAGACATGGCTGTTTAAACTTTAATTTCTATTAGTCCAATTTCATTGGATGAGTAATCTTGCATTGCTCTTCCAATTACAGAGTTTGGATCAGCCTGCTTCTTACCTGATGTAGCAACTCCCGGAGTATTACTGGTAATAAGCAGGTCTCCCTTTTTAATTTCGCCGATTACCTTACAAGGTATTCTACCAGTCAATGCAATATAGGGATGCGTTTCGTCATTGCCTGCAGAAGAATTCAGTTTGAATGCAGGTGCAGTGCTAACAACTCCAGCAACAGCAGTATCACCTAAAGATTGACTAATTGTTACTTCCTTATTGCCACCTAATACCAAAACAGTGCCAGGTTCGTATACTGCATCTGCTTCGTATCTTTCTGCCAAGTCGGCATAGGTTGCGTTTAATGTAGATCCAGAACTTAATGACCAAGCACCTTCAATAATGCCAGGTGTAGAAGGTGATCCCGAACTTATAAATGTAATATCAGTTAGTTGAGTGATCTCACTTGCAATATCGTTAATTGCAGAAGCTAATAAAAAATCAGTAGAGGGGCGCCCGGCTAACTTTTCAGAATCGGCAGCAGTTCCCCAAAAAAATGATTCGCTGTCTGAAGAAACTCCAGTTAACGGATCTGCTCCTATTAACGTTATCCCCTTAACTATTTTAGTAGTTTCTGCATAAGTAGGATCAGTTGTTTTAACATCAAAAGTTTGATCAGAAATAATTGCAACTGTTGCTTCACCAATTACTAATTTAATAATGTCGTAAGTAACTTCTGTGCTAGATACTACTTCTGTAGTAGTTAGTGTAGATCCCGAGCCTGGGCCAGACGTTGTAGTGCTAGGACCTATTAATCTAAAAGTATCACCATGTTTTAAATATAATTTAAAGTTTACAGAATCAAACCAAAATTCATTATCAGATAAATCAACTGGACGAATTGCCGAAATAGTGGTAGGTAAAACTTGACTCCATTTAGATCCGTTATAAACTTTTAATTTTTTGTTAAGAGTATCATACCATATTTGACCAGTCAATGCCTTTGAGGGTGCAGTTCCATTAGCAAAATTTTCTAACAACTTAACTAAGTTATCATTTACTATCTGTCCATATCCAGCATAGTTTTTACCTACTAATTGTAAATCGGTTGCTAAATTTAATTTACCATCTTCAATAGTAGTTAATCGCACACCGTTTGTTTTATATATTGTATATGGCATTCATGTTCCCCAAATTTTAAAATATTTACTGATTAGATTACTTTTATGATGAAGGCCAATGCAACATATGGATTTGTAATATCTACAGAACTACTACCTGCATTAGAAGTATTCCCAGTAAAAGAATGTATATGATTAGTTGATTCTCCGGCTGTGGTAAATGTATGATTGTGCGTACCAGCCTGGGACGTCTGCCAAATTTGGCCACCGCCACCTAATACAGATCTAGCATCATAATTAAAAGGAGCAACAGGAATAGCAGTCCATCCACCTTGGTTATCTGCATTAAACAATTGATCATCTCCAGGAAACACATGATGATGAAGTCCTGCATTGGTAGTGATGCCGCCGTGAGTATGTCCTCTATCGTTAGCTGTTGTTGATCCAGAAATTCCATGAGAGTGTAATGGTATTTCAGTTAGCGTCCTAGTGCCTCCTGCTATCAATACGTCGTAGGTGTTTCCTGCACCCATAACAAATCTGTCTCGTAAATCGGGTATAGGTTGACCATTTATAGACGCCCCCGAATTACCATCGCATAATGCCCATCCAGCAGGGATAGTCTCTAATATGCCGCTCCACATTATTATAGAACCTTTAGGCAACACACTATGAACATATGCAGTAGTAGCCGGAGTTTCACCTATATTAGTTAAATTAGGTGTGGAAATATCTGCAAAAGGTCCAATAGATTTAAATCCTGTTGAAGTTTTAACATAAATTTGATCTTGTGCAGTGTTGAACCACAATTGACCCTTTATAGAATTACCTGGTTCCGAATTATTTGAAAAATTTTCAAGGAGTTTTACAAAATTTTCATTTTGATCCTTACCAAATTCGGGAACATTTTTTCCAATTAGAGCAATACTTGTTTTAGTTTTATCGGTTAGGCCAGGCGCTAGAGATAACACCAAAGTTCCGTCAGTTTTTCTAATTTGATATGTCATTCTAAATCCTTAATTAGGGTATATTTCTAAACCAAGTCCATATTTTGGGACTACCAGTTACTCTAAATTCTTTTACTGTATAAGTTGAAACAGTAGCAGTTGTTAATACACCCGATGTTACTGAAATATATTGCAATACATCTGTTGGTGCACCAGCAGGCCAATCTGAAACTGTAGTAGAAGTAGTGACTACGTTAATAGGAACATTTCTTACCGTTACTTGATTAGTTACACACAATACTCTTGCTCGGGTTCCTAATGCTAAATCGTATGCCGATTCGTTAGAATAAGGAGCAATGTTTGCATTTGTAGGTGGTAACAATTTTTCTAATATGTTAGGAATTTCTATGTTATCCGGGTTGGTCATATAAGTAATGTCCAACGTGACAGAAAATCCTTTTAATAAGTTAATGGCCTGAGTGTCATAGACTAATTGTACAGTAGCCGCATCTGAAGGTACTAAAGAATACGCTAGATTTTTAACTCGTTGCCCAGTTACATCTATATCTGCGCCAGTCCTTGCATGTAACATCAAATCATCCATAATAACAATAGGATTTGCACCAAGATTGGCTGTAGACGATGTTGTTAGATTTGTTGTTGCACTAACTGTAAATTGAGTAGTCGAAGCTGTTACATTAGTAACTGTATTAACTAGATATACTTGATTAAATTCAGTTTGAATAATACCATCAACTGTAATTGTAGAGCCTGTACTCAAGAACGGTATTACTCCACTTACATTTACAGTAATTGACGATCCAGTAGTTATACTGGTTGCAGTAGTAGCACCAATTGAAGTAATAGCATATTGTGCCCGTGTGCTAGAAATAGCATTGCCTTTAATCAATACATTAGTAACTGTTAGTTCTTCTAGAACTCCTACTCTAGTAATTGATGTTTGAGTAACTCCGGTGCCTAATGTACTCGACGACAACACATTAACGGCATTAATTTTATAAGTTCCGGTACCAGCAATATTATAATTGATGTTTGAAGTCCATGCTGTAGCAGAGTTGTTATAAGTTAATGTTTTGTCAGTTGTGCCGTGCAGTGTGAGGCCACCCCCATCTATGAGAGCATCTGTATACCAAGTTCCGCTAGTTGCTAACTCAATATTTTTATCTTCTATTTGCAATATCACTGTCGATATAACAGTTTGTGTTCCTTCTACAGTTAAATTACCTGTAATTGTTGCATTGCCGTTAAAAAATGAATTACCCTCAACGTGAAAATTATGCGTTGGAAGAGAAGGTCCTAAGTTTATTCCCACTCTATCTCTATAGGCTGTTAATATTGTTTTTTCGTTATCAGGTGGAGAAATTAATGTAGTTTTAGATACTAATTCAGTCCTACCATCTGCAATATTATTTCTTAATATAGTGCGTCTAGCAGAAATTCCACCTTCTATATACAACGTTGCATCAGTGTATGTTCCTAATGAAATACCAGAATCTGTTTCTAGAATTAATGCCCCTGTGCCAGTAATTGATTGGTTAACATTGCCATTGTCAAGTTTTAAAAATATATTTGTTAGAGTAAATCCGGCGCCGATATTAGTAGCAGTAGTAGCGAGACCTACAAATTTTACATCTGGTATTGAATTATTTAAATTCAACCCAGGAGCAATTTCAAACATACCCTGGTTATCTTGTAATATTGCAGAGGCTGGAGCAACCCTAAACGAACAGGTGCTAAGGATTCCTAACATTGTACCGTTACTAAACATTTTAGTAACAGGCCTACTATTGCCCTCATCATCTAATAGGTACTCAGATAAAAATCCAGATTTTCCATTGTTTTCTGAATATATAGGACCGGCTAATACAGTGTTAGTTCCGTCTTTTGTAAAATAGAGTTGGTTGTTTGCAGAATCAATCCAAAGATCACCTTGTTTTAAAATTAAAGGTTTTGTATCAGACAACAAAGCTGCCGACACGTTACTGAACACACCTTCAACGGTGAAAACTTTTAATCTACCATCAGTTCTGCTGTACCATAATTGTCCTACCAAAGGTGACCTTGGTTGACTATTACTGGCAAAATTTTGAAGGATATTGACAAGATTAGTGTTTAATGCTGTACCGTAATCTTCTTTGTTTTTTCCGACAAGACTTATACTTGTAGTTCTAGTATCTATAGTACCATCTACAATATTAACTAAAACTGTCCCATCTGCATTTCTTATTGTATACGCCATAGTGTTAGTACTTTATAATATAAATTAGCCCAGCTGCCGGGCCAGCCAAGGTCGGTAATGGTGCACCAACTAATAGATCGAATAATTTTGCATATTCAGGATTTGCAACTTTATCAAGTGTTGCACCGTTACATTCCAACCAACCATCCGGCGGTGTTGCAGCCGCATGTAATATTATGCCACCAGTAGCAACATGTGAATAATTTGTTGTGGTAGAAGTAAAACTGAATTGTTCTGCAAAAACTGTTTTGAAAGGTTTTCCTATTGATCCAATATCAACTGCATTAAATGCAGCAGGTTCTATAACAGCACCGGTAGATAATGTTGTGCCTAATGTTACTTTACCTGTAAAAATTGAAGTTCCGACTACATGAAGGTTTGCTGCCGGATTGACATTGTTTATACCCACTCTTAAATTGTCACCATCAACTGTTACTATCTGATTTAACACATTATTTTTAATAACGGATAACCCTATATCGCCGCCGTTTGTTCTGTTTGACAACAAAGCTGTGTTGCCTAATCTTTCCAAATATACTGATTGATTAGGTGATCCAATTCGCAGTCCAGAGTTGCTATTGATGCTGAGGGAACCTTGAATAGTTCCAGATTCGTCGTTTCTTAAAAAATTATCAGCAGGTATAGGAAAACTGATATTAGATAGTTTTAAAGAAAGTGCAACCCTAGAATTTCCTTCAATAAAAGATTCTTCGTCGCCAAAAGACCTAGTAGTAACATTTAGTCCAGGTCTAATTTCGGTAAATCCAGCAATCACAGGATTTGGAAAAAATCTATCTTTTGAGTATATAGATATAACTTCGCCATCTACATATGTTTGCACAACTGAATGGAATGCATCAGTATCATCTTTGATAGGTTCAACGTAAACACCGTTTCTTAATGCAGTAGTAGCCGTTGCTGGGCCAACTAAAATTGTAGTAGTCCCATTAAATATCCACAATTGTCCTGTTTGTGTTGTTACTAGAATATCACCGGCTAATGCAAAATTAGGAACAAATGGTGGGCCGCTTAGGCCGCCTACTACTTTGTGTAAATTATTTGTAGGTACCCAGGAAGAACCGTCATAAATTTTTAAACTTTTTGCAGTCGATGCATTGGTATTATACCAAAGTTGTCCTTCAACTGGATTTGCAGGTGATGTAGTATTTGAAAAATTTTCAAGAAGTTTGACAAAATTTTCTGATATGGGCTGAGAATAATTAGAAATAAATCGTCCAACCAATTTAAGACTAGTACTCTGATTAATAGTGTTATCAGTGATCGTTAGCGGCAGCTTAGATGAATTTGAAAACGGAACAGAATAATTAGACATTGTTAAATTCCACTAGTTAGACTCTGCACTCTGATGGTATAATCTACCTGAATTAGTCTGTTTAAAGATTTTTGAACAGGGTGAAAAATTACATGAGTTAATAATAGACCTGCATTAGGCCCATCTGTACTATAACTTTTTAGTCCTAATTCATCAAATACGAATTGACTGTTTTGATCACTTGCGGTGTCAAATGCAGATTGCCCAGATGGCTCGCCGTAGTCAAGTAAGCAACTGATCAATATATCACTATAATAAGTTCCAGTAATGTGCCTTACTTCCATGTAATTTCTTGTAGGATCTTTAGAATTAGGATTCCTACCGTCAACTGTTTTATAGTACGTTTGGTTGTACAACGATGCTGCGCCACCTGATGTATTTGGAGTTAAGTATGTGATAATACCTGTAGGATCGATTCTACTACCACCATTGCCAAATACCATTTCTGCAATAACACCAGTTTCTTGATTGCTCACACCGCTAGCTAATGCAATAGAGAAATTCTCGTAATGAATTGCATTTCTTTTGTCAACAAATACTTCATTTGTTTTGGGATCAAAAATTTTAATGTGGCCTTGCAGGCGAATTTGACCATTTTCGTTAGGCTGTGATTGTGGTTGCTGATTTTGCATATTTTCAGTTTCTTTATTGTCCATAGTGATATTTATCCTTAGCTCAGTTTGCTACCTGTAGTCCATAAGAGTATATTCGGGGTCTCGGATATACTTGACCCGAAGTTGCCCGTAAGCCAACTGCTGCTTTTGGTAAAATTTGCCCTTCAATCGGTCTTTCGTTTTTATAAAATAAAAATCTATTTGTCGAACCTTGTAACGAGAATAAGTCAGCATAACCTCCAAAAGTATCTGTTAATTTCCCAACTTTTGAAATTTGATGTATGTAGCTATTGACATTTAGTTGATTCCAATTTGGATATATTTCTAAAAGACATGCAACAATACCACAAACTTGCGGACTGGCCATACTGGTTCCGCTAAATTTATCAATATATTTAAATTCATCTCTAAAATCGTATGTTCCATATGCACTGTTAACTGAACTCATGATAAAAGAACCAGGAGCATAAACATCGATTCGAGGACCACAATTACTAAAACTAGCCTTTTCTTCACTTGCATTGGCATTTACTGCACCTACACACAAGGACGTAGAGTCACTAGCTGGACTCATTCCCCTATGATAGTAGTAATTTGAACTTGTTCTTAAATAATTTTCGTAGTCGGTGCCGTTAACTGAGTCAATTTTGTAAGAATCATTACCAGCCGCGCCTATAAAAATTATTCCCTCATTTATACAATCTTGAATATCAGCTTCTAATGCAAGATATCTATAAGGTATGATTGCTCTACCACCACTGCTTCGAATTCCGTAGTCTGATAATAATTGGGTAGACGTAAAAGGACCGTTGTATTGTTGACCCCTATAAAATATCAAAGTAATGTCTGATACAATAATGGACGTTCTATACCCCCAACTGTTGTTAACTACTGTAGGATTTTTTCTACCAGTTAGTGGGTTGACTGGTTTGTTTCTATGAAATATCTTTATGTAGTCAAAAAGATTCAAACTACTAAGTGGGTTAACATTGGTACTATACGGACTAATATTGTATATGTTACAATCTCTTGCCCATCCCTGACTATTACCGCAAGCGGTTCCTGCAACGTGAGCACCATGATCATTATCATTAGTTCTTTGAGGGTCGTTTTCGTCAACATATGGAGGATATGCATAAGTGGATACTGCACCCCCTGTTACATCAGGATTGTGCGTAAACCAATTGTATTGCTGCACTCTTGATCCGCCAGTGCCGTCTGGATTAACGGCATATTCAGGATGTGTTGGATCCATGTGTCCATCTACAATTATTACGTCAACGTGTTTTCCGCTGGCTGTAATATTGATAGATCCTGATGCTGATTGTGTAGCAGGAGTTGAGTCAGTGGCAGATTTCCGATCACCCCAATTGGGAACATTAGAGGCTAGTGTGCATCTATATAATCCCCAATTTCTATGAGAATTTACACTAGTCGTGCTGCTTCTATTCCAGGTAACTGAAGATTGTGTATATAGCGGCACCGGCTCAATTCCTAACTCCTCCGGAGTTAGTTCTACTCCAAGTACCCTAGGATCATTTCTCAATATTGCCGCTTCCTCGTCAGTAAGCATGTAGTGCGTGTTTCGACTTACAGGCCGTCGATTTGCAACTGATACTGGCCTGTTAGGAATAAAGAGGTTGCCGCCCTCAGTTTCCATATCGATATAAAAATTTTCTAAATCGCTATGATTTTTCAATGTTACTACATACTCTTTAATAGACATGATTATACCTCCAACTGCAACATTGTTAATGTAACTGTTATAGTTTGAGTAACTCCACTCAAGTTTGTCACGGCAACATACACTGACGAGGATGCAGGAGAATCATCATTCCATCCTATAGCACCCGGTGTAATTATTTGAGTAGTAGCACCAATTGTGATAATTTCAGCTATAACTCCGCTTCCTGGGGCAGGGTCGGTTCCTTGTGTTCTACTGGCGTCAGCAGTTCGGTATGCAGCGTTTGTATAAATTCTCACCCATGCTGCACTGCTGGTTTGCACTTTTAATAATGCATACGATTTATAACCTGTAATAGTTAAATTTGCAGACTGATTTGCAGTCAAAGATCCTGTAGTAGATGATGCTGCAATTCTAGTGCTTAGTCCCGAGCCTCCTCCTGTACCAGAACTGCCAGTAAATCCAACAATTCCTCCGCTGCCCGCAAAACCTACGCTGCCCACAAAACCTCGGCTACCTAAGAATCCAGAACCAGAACCAGAGCCACTGCTACCAGTATAACCTTGTGCTGCTACTGAGCCAGAACTACCAGTATAACCTCCAGGATTTCCTGGATCACCTTTTTCGCCTCGACTACCAACAAATCCAACACCAACACTACCAACAAATCCTACACTGCCGACAAATCCAGTTGCCCCTAGCCCTTGACTACCTACAAATCCAGCTCCCTGACTACCTGTAAAACCTTGACTGCCTACAACGCCTCGACTACCTGTAAAACCTTGACTGCCTGTATAACCACGACTACCTATAAATCCCCCAGGACTTCCTATATCGCCCTTTTCGCCTCGACTACCGACAAATCCCGAAGAGCTTCCCGTAAAACCGATTGGTCCGCGACTGCCTTGGAAACCCGAAGATCCTCTAAAACCCTGAGCTCCCTTAATATTATTTTCTATAAAAGACCAGGTTACTACTTTAGAGATGCCGTTTTCGACAACAAGAAATAAACTATTACTTCCTATACTCGTAACTCTTGGTAAATTTGAAATTGTTGTCATTTTTATTCCTTTTAATATCCTTTAATTTCTCTTCCATCGTCTAATAGTAGAGCTGTTCCGTCGTCTAATCGCAATGTTGTATCTCCACCGTAGTATAATTGATCAACACTAACTGCTTCAGTTTGTTTAATAAACATAACCGGCGGTGTAGTTGTAATCAGCAATACCGATTCATCAGGTTTAGATTCAAATAGTGTAGAAGAAGATCCGTCATACCAGTTTGTAGTTCGACGTTGTACTATTGAAATACTTACGTCTTTGTTAGGCGTAAATGATAATACTAACGTTGCAGTAACTATGGTGCCTGTAACAATGAATTCTGGATTCTTCACTGTCATATTTACAGGATCGTAGTACGAAGTTGCATCATGAACATATCTAAATACGCCTTCAGCTGTAGGTTTTTCTAAAAGTTTACCACCATAATATACTTCAATCTGGTCATGCATTGCTGCTAATGTACTAAATTTAATTGTAGATGTGTTAATTGTTGTAGAAAATGTGCTTGTATTAATTGTTTGAACAGCAATAGTTTCTTTAAAAGGAACTGTTTGTTTCTTTCCCTGATCAATTACCCAAGTACCTTGTGCAAGATATTCTTTGGCACCTGTACCCAATGTTGCACGCTTTATTTTAGAAAGAACATTATTATTCTTTTCAAGATATTCTACTCTCTCGCCTGCAATTAAAATTATCCCAGGAACGTTAAATCGTAGATCAGGATCTGGTAGTACTGCTGCATTTGCAACATGAATTTCAGTATCAGTTAACATCAACGGTTGGGTCAAATAGGTAGTAAACGGTTTTGCCAATCTTTTAAAATGTTGTCTGTTTAATGGATCTTTAAAAATTCTGTATCCCACTGTGCGGCCTGCTTGTCTATCACCGAAAGAAGTAATTATAACATCCTCGCCTTCAATGTAAGGAATGGTAGAATCCAATTGAACTGTAAATCCATCATCTGTAATTTTAAAATCAATTCCGCTAGTTAATGTTTTATTACCAACTGTTACCCAAACAAAATTATCATTTATAATTTTTCTAGAAATTTTATATAATTTTGTACTAGTTGCATTAAACACTTCTGTTCTAATGAAACTTGCATCATGATTAGTGAACGTTAAAATTCTAACATAGTTAGGGAATGTTAGCGGAATTCGTTCAGTAATTTCTAAAATATTTCCTCTAATAAAATAATCGCAATCAATGAATGCAGTAATAGCTAATACATCGCCCACTTCAAAGAACCCTGCAGGAAACATTATCTTGTTATTGTTATCGTCAAGATAATAATCAACAGGAATAATTAACTCTCCGTTCTTGTAAACTTCAATTCTTGTTTTGTCAAAAGTATTAGAAGGATATACTTCTTTTGTACTGATATCAAACGACAATTGATTTACATTGGTAATTTCGTAATATGTAGTATTTGGAGGTATAATTCGCTGTCCATTTACTTCTACTATAGAATTGGCAGTAATAGGACCTAGTGAGCCGGGCGGCTGTGTTAGAGTAATTAAACGAAATCCTGCAAATACATTATCAAGCAGTTGTTCATAAACTTCACTAAATCCTTTATAAGCAGCTACAAAAAATGCCGCAGTTAGTGTCTTCTTACCTGTTACACCTAACCCATAAATTGTTACTTTTGCACGTCTATCAACACCAGGAACTGATTCAGTTAACTGGTAATAGAAGGTATTGGTGCTTACAGTTGCTGTAACTCTTTTACCATCAAGAGTAACATAAACACTACCAACTTGATCAAGTTGGCAATCACCTAATACCGCAGCGGTAGTAGATCCTTCACTATATGAATGATTCATACTAATAAAATTACTGCCGCCCACATCCATATATGTAACTGCAATGTCACCGTCGGCAGTTTGTGCTTTTACATAAATTGTTTTTTCGTCAAAATCTATTCTGTAAACATTGTCAGCAATTAAGTACTCGTCCCCTGTGACACCTTTTAACACTGTTTGATTATATGTTAGTCGAACAGATCCTACCGACGGTGGAGTAATTTTCAAAGGAATTGTAGTTTCTATTCCAGCAACTGCTTTAGAAAATTGAGTATATATCATAGGACTGCCAGAAGATTCTCTAGCAAATACGCTGATACCCAAAGTTTCTTTTACTTCACCGGGTACTAATTCTTCCGGGCCGTAACTTCTATACGGAGATATAAATGTGTCGCCATCTAAAATAATATCTGCCGGATCTATTCCAGCCGCTGTAGCAAATCGACCAGTTGTTGCTGTTGTTAAATTTCCACCATCAATCAATGCATCTAAATCGTCAATGCCAAAGTTCAATTTGTTCCAAGAAATAGAATCAAACGGCACAGCATCCCAAGTATAATTTGATTGTAATGGTTCTGTTAAAATTGTTGTACCAGGATATTCCATTCCTGTCATCAATTGAGCATGATTTTCTTGATTATTTTTTCCTGGAGAGTCTTTAGGTACTGTTGAAAAATAATCTTCAATTCTATCATATGCTGAGTATATATCAAAACTCTTTTTATAAGTTATTTTTATAATAACATCAGCAGCTGGAGAATTTCTTAAAATTAATTTCGTATATGTTTTTTTATACTCTTCGCCCTTGACAAAGTCTTCTAAATCATAGTCAGAAAACGGTACACTAATACCAGCAATGGTTAAGTCGACATCATTCTTATCAGGGTTAGCAGGCCACGAAAGTTCAAATTCAGTTACTGCTCCAGACGAGACAAATGTATCAGTTGCTGTCATATTTCCAATTTCTTTTGAAGAAGAAATTCTATCAAATTTAATTCCAACAAGATTGGACCTAACTTTTTTATTAGACATATGAGCGGTAAGTTTGGCAGGTGTGCCAGATTCTGATACTCCGCCAGTTAAAATTACTGTTGGGTTTACAGAATAACCTTCACCAGGATCAGTTACTTCAACTGCATATATTCCGCCTGCAGATACATAGGCAACGGCCGTTGCAGGACGAACAATTGTATCTTCAGGTGCTGCAATAATTTGAACTATAGGCTGTTCTACATATTCTAATCCAGGATGATCAATGACTATTTTTTCAACAAATAATTTTCTATTGTCATACCATCCTCTATAAGGATATTGAAGTACTAACGGATTAGTCTCTGTCAACGGATCGTATGAGTCAGTTGTGCTGTTATATACTGCTGGTAAATCAAAATCAGTTGTAAATGTTCTAGTAGGTTCGTCTACTGTGTAATTTAATACATAATTTCTTATGTTTGTATGATAAGGTTTTATCTCTTTTAAGTAAGATTCATACCATTGTGTATCTTGAAATTTGTAAACAGGACGTTGAGTTAATCCTCCTGCTTTATTTTCTACAGAAATAAAACTAGTCTTAAATGCCCAATCAACAAATTTTTGTTCAGTCAATGCATATTTTACACAGGCAAAAAATGTTTTGTTCCAATAGATTTTTAGATTGCCAACAAATATATCATTCTTCAGTGCTTCAATAATTTTAGAAATTTCAACATCCGGTGTTTGGTCCCAGAAAGTGTTGTCATACGGTGCTGTTTGATCCCATCCAAACTGCGATTGATCAATCTTCCAAATAGTGTCCTTTATCTTAATAGTGCCCTTTTCGCTATAAACAATATCAAAGTTTTCGTTAAACTTGCCCACTTCTCCAGGAGCTAATTTCTTTAAAATTAAGAATCGGCCGCGACCATTATTATTAATTTTTACATAGTCGCCCGGTGAAAGTTCTAGTTCAGATATTTCATACGGCAGCTCATATGTAGCTGTTATTTTTCTAAATTGATTATACTCAGGTGATACCCAATCTACTACATCCCAATACAAGGAAGTATTATAACTCTGTGTTTGGACCTTAATAAATTCATTTTCTACTAATATATATTTAGACCAAAGACCTCTAGATTCTATATCTGATTTAACCAGAACAGAGTAGGGTCTAACTGTTAGTTCAGGAACAGTAATATAACTATTGCCCCCGTCTACTATATTAGCGGCAATTATTTCACCTGTGTTGTTAATTTCTGTTTCAATTAATCCAGTATTAGACTCACCAAGTATTTCAACTTTTGGGCCTCTCCATGTAATAACTTCACCGTCTGCATTGTACTGTTTAGGTTCCAACTTGCCATAACCAAATCCAGAATCTAAAATTATTACGTTAGAAATCTTACCAGCTGTTATTTCACAATCGAGCTGAGCAGTCTTTTTAAAAGTTGTAACCAATTCGTTTAATTGGTCTAAGTCGTCTACTACAATATCGTATTCTGCTAATGTAATATTAGGAATTTCTTCCTTAGAGTTTAACGTTTTTAAACTGAAATAATCAATAATTAAATTTTCTTTAAAAACATTATTTGTAAATTCAATGAAATTTCGCAAGGCCGCTATTCTATTTTTAAACATAGACTGACGCGGTCTAATCTCAATTCCATATTTTAATCGATCTGAAAGATTAGGATCAGGAACTACATTTCCTAGAGAATCGCGTCCCAATAAACTGTCTATCATTTTCTTTTCTAGCATGAAGTTAGGAAGACTTCTATGAGAACCTTCTTCTAATAACAACCATTCTGTATGTTTGTTCCTTTGATTATCAATTTCATCTATTTGTATGTTTAACGACACCCTATTATTAATTAAGTTTTCTTTAACGTTAACTACAGACAAAGATTTATTAGACAATGGTTGTATATATTTTAATCCATATAATTTTGGATCGGATATCAATAGAGACACATCATATGCTGACATGATTCTACCTTGTCTGTTTGGAATAATAACAGTATTTTTGACCCAGAAATAATAAACATTAGTGAATAAATCACTAACTGATGAATATATCAGTCTAGTACTGTATGCACTGTTATCAATATATTTTGGCTGTCCACTAATTCCTGCTGCAAGGCCGGCCGTGGTGTCTGCTTCAATTGACCATCTATCAGGTAGGTATTCAGATTTTACCCATTCATATACATCTATTGTGCATCCCGGGAACAAAGTTCCCCATGCATTTTTTTTGTAATCGTCTTCGCCCTGTTCATACCATACATATTTTACAGAAGATAAATCCCACCATAGTTCGCCAACATTGTTGTCAAACCATGCACTGATAGGTTCAATATTTGTAGTTTCATTCGTCCCTGTATTATATACCGCAGGATCGAAAGGTGTTTTATATCGAATTTCTTGATCAGCTAACTGAGGAATCCTTCCCTTAACAGGATCTATAATTTCGAGATAATCAATCACTGATTGGTTAAACGTGTCTATTGTTTTAATCTGTTTAAATTTAGATATGTCAACTAGTGCTTCTTGAGATCTCAATAATTTCCAACTGTTAATAGATGGATCAATTGTATCCCACACATGAATGTTTCCACGTTGTATAGTTTCGTTGCCTAATCTATAAGTAGGAGCGCTGACATATATAGAGTTCCTATTGACCGATACTGCATATCCGTAGTCACTGTTTTCTTTAACATCAGAATTAAACAACTCGTCAGCAAAAATAAATTTGTCACCGTATCTATTATAAACGTAAGCTGATCCAGAATTTCTTATCAGTGTTCCTAATTTAGTAGATTCTGAATCAAAAGTAGTAGTTGCTTCGTCAAAAGTTAATGCATCAAAATAATTAGATCCCAAGGAAGAAATTGTTAAAATGTTACCGCTGGCATCTGTTTCAATACTGTGGCCGAACTTCATGCCAGGAGCAGAAGAAGGATTATCTAATATTTGAGTAAACTCAAATTCTTCGCCTGTCCATTTATATATTGCCACTTTACCTGTTTCTAAAACTCTGTCTTTGGCATTATATGCAGAAATAAACAACCAGTTACCAGAATCATCCATGTCAATATCATAACCAAACTGTCCGTCATCTAATATTTTGCCGCCTAATGCTGCATCATTCCATTTTAATTCTTGGACCTTGACATAATTTACTACCGAAGTACTAGTGTTTTTGTAGACGTAAACTGCACCTTTACTGTTGTCATATCCTGGTGCAGTTACTGCTATCCGAGCACCTGTTTTGTCGCCTGCAATAATTTCGCCGAATCGATAACCAGATTCTATACCGTCTGTAGGTAATTTAATTTGAGTTGTAGCAGTTGCAGCCACCTGAGTTGTTGCACCATCAAATGACACAGAATACGCAACATCATAAGAATATACAGCACCGGCATTTGCATCTTTGCCAGGGGCACCGACTAACAATGTTTTAGTAGATGAAGTTGTTGCTAAAAATATGCCATAGCCAAAATTCAAACCAGCTTCAGGTTCTTGACATGCTAGTCTAACATGATGTTGAATTCCCTTTTCTTCACTAGCTGTTGAAATTATTACTAAACCCTCATTAGGCATACTTCTTCCCGGAACTGTATCCGAAATATAAGTAGTCAAAGACCCGATTGGTGCTCGAACATCATTAGCAAAAGGAGCACCAATTGCAATAACTTGATTAATGCCGTCAAAGTCTAAACTTCGGCCAATTTCTGCACTATTGGTTACATTGTCATAGTACTGATTTGCGGCGGCGTTGACTGCATAATCTCCTAATTTTCTAATAACGCCATTGCGATGAGTATATACATATATTCTACCATCATTGTTAGCGTCTTGAGAATCTGCCGGAGCAGACGTCAATAATATGTCTGATTCTTCCTTAGATACAATCTTAAATCCAAATTTTGTCTGATCGATAATATAAGGATACGTTACTCTGTAGGGATTATAGTTGTCAATCTTTTCATAAACTTCCCAAAATCCGTCAGCGTTCTCGTCAATCCAAATTTTCTTACCAATTTTAAAATCTGCAATAAATGGTTGTTCTGCAAGGTCATCAAATTTATTAAATCTTGCAGGTAAAAATTTAAACAACACACCGAACATATTTGTATCAGATGGTGCAAACTTATCTGTTTCAACGACAAATTGATCCAACGTAGGAACTTCTGAAATTCTATAAATTCCGTTAACTTCGGTATTAAATCTAGTAACGGCAACAATATCACCAACTGCAAGGCCGTGATATTTGTCTGTTAAAAAGCCAATTTGTTTGCCTGCAACTACATCAAATGCCGCAGTAACTGCTGAATTTAATCTTGCATATCTATAGGCATTCCAGTCATTGTTGTTGTCAAATCCTACCCAAATAGTTTCGCCTAGTTTAACTGTTTTGCCTGGTTCAAAATTAAATAAATCTTCTTTAGTTTTAACAGTATAATCAACATCGTCTAGCCTAATATAACCGGCCACAGGCAAGATAAATGGATTTAAATTATTTGCTTCTTTAACAGTATCAAATGTAGTATCAACAGAATAGTCGATTGGTGTTATAGTTAAATCAGCAGGGGTAATATAATTTGTAGAATCATATTCAATTACAGGATCTTCATTTACAAAATTGATCAATTGACTATTGTCAACCATTTTAAACTCTTGCAACGGGAACTCAATTTCATCTAATGATGAGTAAGCTCCAAAAGTTCCTATTCTAAATGCCCATTCTTCTT